TTTTTCCAAAAGGTCTTCCCCTTGCAGGTTTGGTTCCTCTTGTGTGACGATCAGCAACGATGCTGGCAACGAATGCATGAGGCTTTGTTTTGCAAACCCAACCCATTGATTCAATCCAGCCCTTAACGGCATCATGAACTTCGTGAGACTTGTTCTCTTTATTCTTCCCAGCATAAGAGTTCACATCAGCATGAACCTCAAATGGAATATCCAATTCCGAAAAAAGTGGCTCCATTTTTTGTCCAAGCTTTATTGCTAACTCTGCTTCACGAAGAAGTCTTTGTTGACGATTATTATATCTACGCTCAATATGACGAACATAAAAAACCCGTCCACCTTTACCAGAAGCACAATCATCGTAATGATGAATAGCAACACACTGAACAAATGATGTTCCTCTTTGTCCAAGGTTCTGACCATCAACACCAATGTATGCTATAACGGCACCACCAGCATCGAGTGCTAATTGGTTTTCTTCACGAATAGCTTCGTAAATGTCCTCAATAGGAATTCCTTCAAGTGTTTTCCAGTCTGCCATTATTCAACTCTCTCTAAGTTAACTCCATAATCATGAAATAGATCCATGAGATCAAAAAGCATTTTCTCATACATTAAACAAGTTTCTTCGTCCCCATGGTCAGCATTATTTCTGTAATTGTTTTTAATATTCCACAATACATGCCACATACCCCATGCCATATCATGAACGGCAATTGAAGATTTTTCATTTGGATCCGTTGGGTCGAACTCATAAATAATTTTAGCCATTATTTTCTCCCTTTAAAAATGCCCACATCCATCGCCATCAATGGTAGGATCATCGGCGTCCTCCTTCGGCAGATTGGGCTTCCCCGTGATAATGGTGTCGTAGACACATGACGGCATGATATGGTCCATGAAATAGCGGTCGCTATATAGTCCTGATCCATCAGTCCACATCATCGAATCTGGGGTTACGCTGATGTACCTCCATATCTTTGGCTTCTGTACCAACACTCTCCACGCCGGTGGCTCCGGGTCCGTCTTGTCAGACACCACTGGAATGACGATTTCGCGCATGGCCCATGCCAAAACCAATACGGCGAGCAGCTGGGCGAGCGCTATCCAGTAAAGCGGGTGTGATTTAATCTTGGCCATCGCCGCCCTCCTTCGGCATGACGACTACGGTGACGGGTTGATCTGGCATCAGCGGAACCTCTGTAACGGTAAGCCATGATGAGTTGTCCTGCATATACACCCGCCCCTCCACCACAGCCAACGGCTTGCGGGTGTCGGAGAGGATGGCCTTCAGGCCCATCATTGTACGCCTGGGGATGTAGTACATATTTCCATCGGAAAACTCCTTTATCTGCGCCACCCTGGCCTCAAGTTCGGCAATACGCTTTTCGTATTCAATTTCTTTCCCACGAAATTCCATCACAACCTTATCATTGTCATCAATACTCTTTCCAATGATAATAGCTTGCTGTTTAATTTCATCTTCAAGTTCTGAAATGCGGGCCTTTAAATCCCCAACCCCGTGGTCATCATAATGGTTCATTATTCAATCCCTTCAAAAACAACAATGATTTGTTTAACCTTCAAATACTTTTCGGAGAAGTCAACATCAATAGGAAGTCTTAATGATCCCATATCGTAATCTGTAAAATCCCTATTTCCACTATCACGTTTCACTAATCTTCATTATACGACATTGCTAAAAGAATGTATACAATTATTATCATAATAATAACTTTAATTAAAATCATCGTTAATATAATTCCTCATCTGATTTATATAAATCTTTAAGTGTTACTTCAATCCACCGTCCAGTTGGTAAAGTAGATTGTGGGTTAATCCATTTTTCAATTTTTATATTGAATATTTCATTTCTGTTAAATAATCTCCTTCTATACCCATAATGCTTATACATCATATGATAAGCATCATCAACTTCTTGCGGTGTTTCAAAATAATGATGGTCACACAAATTGTATGGAAATTTTTCTTTATAACTGTCAACACAACAAATTAAAATTCTCCATAATTTAAGTCTCATCACAAACATTCCTTTTCTCTTGCTTGAGTATTGAATTCAAAAACAAGACGTTTAAGAGTAACCCATTTGTTTTTATAATAATTTGCTTGCTTTATCCATTCATCATTTCGTTCTTTATGAAATTTCTTCTGTTCTGTTAATCTTTCAATAACAAGATTAAGGTGTTTAATTTCAGCCTTTAAATCCCCAACCCCATGATCGTCATAATGGTTCATCTCCATACCTCCAAAGACATTAATGTAATTATCAAAAGTCCAAGTGAAATCAACCAAGGTTCCCAAGTGACTTTCAATTCCCAATATTCTCTATTCTTATTATATTCTTCACCAATACGAATTGGCAATGTGATAATAAATGCGATAACTGCACCGATTAAAACTGAAGTCAAAGACCATTCCATCACAAACTCCTATTTTTTATAGGAACCAAAACCCAGTTTGATTCTTCAATTGGTTCGTGTGTAACATGAATATTCCCACTTGGATCGATTTCTTTTATCATCCGATATCCAGTGGTAATTGTGTTCTTTACCCATTTATAACCTTTCGGTGTCATATTCATCACAGACCTACTTTCTCTTAAGATTTGAAACATAATCTGTAATGATAAACAAAGCCAAAAAGATTATGAATCCAACTACCATTTCACCAGAAATTGTTTTTTCATTTGTCATTGACATTAGTGAAGTCACAATTCCAACTACCGACATGCATTTCATAATTGAAATTGCCAACATCACAAACTCCTTAACTTTGCAGTTTCAAATTTATAGGGTCTTGTGTCAACATCAACCAAAAGGTCTACTCTGTTTTCCCATCTTTTGTGCATCGTGTCTTTGACGATCCATGGACCCGAAAGAGATCCAGCACCTTCAACAAAAACAGTGTCACCATAACTATAAGGACCATCCCAACGTTCCAAAAGATTTCGTGAAAGAGCGCAAAATCTATATTGTCCAGCATTTCGTACATCAATTACCGTCCCATCTGCTGTTATATGTGGTGTATCATCTGTCTGTGATTCAACAGCATGATATACAGTTACAGTGACATCAATATATTCTGGATAAACCCAATCTGGGTCTTCAAATTTCAAAGTGTCAGGTTCAGAAATTATTTCAATTTCTTGAATTACTACTTCACTTTTTCTTGGCAGCAATCCTATTATTATCAAACCTAGCGTCCACACGAGCAAAAACGTCATCCAAAGTTTCACGATTCTTATACTCCCTTTCAGTCATATAATCATTAAGGTAATCACACCATCCACAAACCGAACAAAATCCTTCTGGCTGATATGTGTGAGTTTGACAAACAAAGCAAAACTCATCCCAATATCCAGCTACTGATAATTCATCTATAATTTTGTTCATTTTACCATCCCCAATCTTTCTTGTCTCCAAAGGTTTCATTCCATTCATAGCCCTCGTAGTAATCCCGGAGCTCTTCTTCTGTCATATTTTCCTCGTCAATTCTAAGTGAAGTTCCAGTACTGCCGACATAATAATGAGGAGATCTCGGCCGATGATAATAGCTATCGGCTGCTCCACGATCCCAGGGACCCCCATGTCGAAGATCATGATGACTGTTTGTCTTTCTGCTATCCATGATTGTACTCCTTCAAAAATCCAAGGTTAAAAGCATATTCCCGAGCTTCTTCGGAACTATCGAACAACATTCCATAGGATTTATGTTTAATTAATTTACGACCTTGCCAACTGAAAATGTGAAGTTCGTGTTTATTAATCACCTCATGAGTTTCATTATTATAAACTGGATACTGTGTACTGACACACCAATCATTATGAGCGAGAACATAGGTTTTATTTGGATCGTAGGAATTCATTGTTAAACCTCTGTAAAACCAATTCGGTCGCAGAAGTACCTCTTGCCCGTCATTGTATCGACCAGAACATCACCAACACTCATGCTAGTATGAGTAGCATCAGAGTTGTAAATATATTCGGCGAAATCTTCATCGATTTCCATATTATATTTGTAAAAGATCTCTTCAGGATCGGTCAGATCAGTGATACCAACAAAAGTGTGAGTTTCATCAAGATCGAGGCCATCGTGGCGTTCGATGTAGAAATCCCAGCCAAACGTCAAATCAATAACCTTGTTAGTGAAGTCGTCCCGAACGGGACCTTGAGGCATTTTGCTAAGCTTGCCGGCGTAATAGATCTTGAACATTGGGGAACTCCTTGAAAGGTGTTTGTTTAACTGATAGGTCTATTATATATTAATCCCGGATAAAAGTAAATAAAAAACACAAAAAAATGCCCCTGATAAATGATTGGAAATAATCACTTTATAACAGAGACATTCCTCTTATTCCCATAAGTATATATTTTATTGGGGTATATCTTCATAGGGATCTGCTGGAACATAAGGATCCTTGTCCTCATAAACACCAAGAACTATTAATTGAAAAGTCCTTATTAAATTAGCTACATCAGCCCTACTAATAGCATTCATTCCTATGCTTTCTAATTTTCTCCTAATTGCTTCAATTTCCCTACCGGTTAAAGCTGCAGGTTTATATTCGGAATCAATTTTATCAGTTTTTAAAAAACCCCGAATTATAATTCCCTCAACTAAAACCAATAAGACTAAAATAAAAATTATTATAAAAAGTATGATTTCTAACATTATTCCCCCCTATAAAGTTTTGAACTTCTCTTGTTGCCCCTCTTTATACATCCAAGGACTAAATCTTTTTGCATCGCCCCAATCTTTTAAAAGTTTATGGAGCATCTTTGATTCATGTGAATTCATATCTTTTAATTCTTGAATCTTATCATAATTATCACAAATCCAAAGAGCCAATGCATCACCCTTTGTTGTTAACTTTTCAATTTTACTATAAAGGTCGTCTTCTAATCCGAACATTATTCACTCCCATCTCCATCAAAAGTTGGATTGAATTCTTCTTCATTTAGTGGCACAATTTTTCGCTCTTGAACTGGACCAACCGTTGCTGGTATTGTTTCCCTATATAATTTCATAGTTTCAGGAACGATTGGTTCAATCAACTTTTCAATTGCTCTTGCGTACTCTTGAATCTCCCATTGAGCATGAGGATGGTTTCGAAGTCTAAGAAACTTTATCAGATTTGAAAGGTCAACCTTTGCCACAAATTCCACCATCATATTTTGAGGGAGAACCATTCTTGCTTGTTCACGGCAACAACCTTCATTGATTAGATTTTCATAAAAAGACAAACAATCTTCATTGTGTTCTTTTATCGCTTCAACAATAAATTTACTTCCAGATTCATACAAAAATCCATCTGATGCTTGTTTATTATCCTTTGCTTGGGTTCTTATTTTTTCTGGAACGTAAAAATCCAAACCGTCTGAAGTATATCGTCTGCTCACTTCGTTATAACTCCAAGTCCTATGACGTTGCCATTGGCGAACCACAAACAATGGAGCCTTGACTTCAAACATGAACTCAACCATTTCGAATGGAGAAGTGTGTTGATTATCCCAAAGATATTTGAGAAGTTTCTTTTCCTTTGGTCCAAAAGAATATGTTCTGGATCCGAAAGACTTTCTTGCGGCATTAACAATCCTAAGATCGTCACCCATAACATCAATCAGATTGATATAACCATTTTCTAAAACCTTCATTTAACTATCCTTTGAATATAACCATGTAATCTCTTATATAAGATTTTATTTAATTTTTCTTTATAAATTTCATTTACAATATTTCTAAATTCTTCAGAATTGATATTTTTTAAAACCTTTTTATAGACTTTCCAAACATTTGGCAATTTATATTGTGTAAAGCTTTCATCAACATATATTTTTTTCCGTTTACTTCTGGACATATTTGCCATTAGTCCATGATAAGACTTTGGTCCATTTTCCATCCACATCCAATTATCAATTTCAACTGCTATCTTATTATTTCCAGAACCAGCAATTGAATCAAGATCATACGAAGCTCCCCAAACTCTCCAACTTCCTTCCCATATCATTTCGCCAATAAGCCCACCAAGATCTGACACATATTTTGTACCAGATAATTTAGGTTTTTCCATTCTATTAGATTCAAAAATACATGCCGCCTTTACTTTATGATCATTTGAATATAATTCAATATTTGTTGGCCAAAAATCCTTATCCATTAAATACCCAACAATGGCATGACCTAATTCGTGAGCTATTACGTTTTTATTCATTTAATTTTCCTTAGTATAATAGCAGTTTGATAAAGGGGGATTTTAATCCCGGGGAATCTTTTAGGATAAGTGTTCATAAACATTGTTGAAGGGGTATGTTTGTGAATAAAACAGCTATCATAAACAAGTTCATCTGTTTTTTCCAAAATGCTATCTATAATATATTTGTGAAGTAAATAAGGCTCTTTATTCATCATCATGTCTTTAATAATAATCCCGAGATATCCCTCTTTTTTAATATAAGGAATCCATCGAAGATAAAGATGGGGGATAATATCATAATATTCATCAAGTTTAAGTTTTCCTAAATTTTCTTTGTGCATATAATCTTTTAAAGACCCTTCAGTTTTTCTTTCTGGAGCATCTGAAGAAACTGCTCCTACTGTTGGATATGGAGTACCATTAATTAAAAGTTGAATTGATTCTTTTTCTAAAAAATCATCAGGATTAACTTTCAGAGCATTTCCATGAATAACAGTACCTCTTCCATTACAAAAAAAATCAGCTACTTCCGGAAACTCTAATTCTACCCCAATACCTCTTCGATGATTATTTTCTGCCTCAGCAATGGCAGTTCCAGATCCTACCGTTGGATCAAAAACAATATCCCCTGGATTAGTATAATGGTGAACTGCAAATCTATAACCAGGCCAATGACCAACATCGAGATGTTTAAATTTCTTTTCTGTATCTTTTGGATAATAAGAATTTCTACATCTTTGTGAATAATATTTTCCTACATCAGTATTAAAAATTTCTCCAATAAAATTTTCTCTACAATATTCACAATTGCAATGATAATCCTCAGGAATTTCTTTTCTAAAAAGTAATGCTTCTTGAGCAGTAATTTTATTTATATGTTTTGATTCAACCATTAATTTTTCCTTTCATAAACCAATTAATCATTTCTTTACGATAACCATAAGGATCCTGAGCACATCTATTAATTTTAAGAGCAGTCTTTTTCCGATTAATAATTTCATCAGGAAGAATCCCGCTATAAGTTTCCTTTAGAATTTTTTTATTCATTCTGTCTTCACGAGGTAAGCAAAGAGCAAATCGAACCAAATCTAAATTCAAAAAAGGGCTTCGAAGTTCTTTTGTAAAATACATTGACATTCGATCTAATCTAATAAGATGGTAATAACTCAGTTCATCAAAAACATCAGAAACTTGTGAATCATATTCTGCGATTCTTTTATATCCACCAAAAAGTTCATCAGCTCCATCCCCAGTTATGATAACAGTTTCGCTAATATTTTTACAGAGATTATATTGTGGAATCATACTTCCTAGATCTACTGGCATTTCCATAGCTAACATAGGATCTTTGAAATCAAATTGATCGAATTTAATTCTTTTAGCATCAGGTCTAAGCTGAAGAGCAAATTCTATATCTTCTTGATTTTCGACCGTATAAGATACTACATCTGCATTACTGAGATGGTGATTAATAATGCTACTATCTAAACCTCCTGAAAGCAATAAAGCAATTTTCTTATGACCAATTAATCTATTTTGTGTAGCTTTTTCTAGAGTATAATAAATAATATCTCTTGGACTGCCATAAAAAGTTCTATCAGTAAAGAAATCAAAATAATCATTCTTAATTCCCCGAAGTTCAATTTCAATATTAAACGTATAGATTTTATTTGGTAAAATTCTTTTTACAGAAATAAAAGGAGTTCTATCGTCTGTATTATATCCCCATTTAAGAATTGTCCCAAAATAAGTATGATCGAATTTTTTAATGGAGTTCAATCCACGGATTTCCGATGCAATTCCACTTCCCTCAGAATAATATAGTTGCTTTTTTCCTAGAGGATCTGTAAAAGCATAAACTTTATTTTCTTCTTTATCTAAAACTATAAACGAATAAAATCCATCTTTATATTTTATTTCTTCAATTGCATTGAATATATTTTTAGAATTTTCAAAAACTTCTTTTAGATATTCTAAATCGTCTTTTTTATCGTGATCAAATATTTCTCCATTAAAAAGAACAATATATTTTTCAGTTTCAATTATAGGATAATCCAGATCCAAACTTTGAATTGGAAGATGCTCATGAATAATTTGAAGATTCCCATATTCCTTTTCATAAGAAAGAATTCCTCGATGAATCATTTCCTTTGTATAATAGTTTGAGTTCTTAATGTTTCTAATTGCTATTCCGCACATATAAGCTCCTTAGGCTAGAACTTCCCAATCCTTTTTATAAATGTGAAAACTTCCCGCTGTATAAAACATTTTTCCAGGTTCAAGTCCCGCTTCTTTGGCAATATAGTGCTGAAGCATCATTGCAAGAGTAACATCATTTCTAAAATGTTCATTAAAATCTGCACTTCTCATATGATAGAGAATATCTAATTTCTCTTCACGATACATTAATTGATAATACATCGAACATGGAATTCGGATTTTAGCTCCTCCATCGCCAGATCCAATATTATTATTGTCAATATTAGGATCAAATATTTGAACTATCAACTGACGACTATCGGGATTCTTTTTTAACTCTTCAATAATTTTTGGAACTTGAAAAGCCATTCGATCATGATAAGTGTATCCAAATTTTCCATCGTGTACAAACTCTTCCCACATCGGACGAATTTTATATGCGTATCCAGGATTAATAGTTTCCTTGCTAGTATCAATTCTTTCTGCAAATTCAGCAATACACCATTCTTTATCCTTAGCATATTTCAAATGATCTTCTGTATTGAGAATACAAAAGCTATATAGCTGAAGTTCTTTAGTAGAATAATCGTCATCATCCGCAACATATTTATCTTGCATTGTATTCGGATGAACAATGATCCCAAATTTATTTAAATCTCGTTTAATCTCTGGATATGCTTCATCCAGATTCATGAATATCCTCATAGCTCCTCCTAATAATTTGACTTTAATCTAAAAAGGTTTTTCTGAAACTTATGTCTAATTGCTTCAACTATTTCTTCTTTGGGATGATTATCTACTGCAAAACAATAGGTTTGATCAAAAGCTTTTTTAACTAAAGGTTTTATTGTTTCCATACAAGTTAGAACTTGATCGTTTTTCCAAGGTCGATTTTTCAACTTGTGGGCAATATCATTCCACGAAATAAACAATTCAAACATACAAACTTCTTCATAATATTCTATATCATAATACTCAAAATCTAGCATTAGAAGAATACTCATAGCAAAATTTAAAATATCTGCTATTTCTTCAATCCTTTCAAAATCCTCCCCAAGATGATATTCAACCAATTCCTCATTTAATTGGCCTATGAATCTTTTCAAGATCATTTGGTGTTCTGGATGATGGATGTTAATCTTAAGAGGTCTATTTTGTAAAACTGAATACTTTTCTTCTAATTGCTTTGTCAATTCATAACCGACATTTAAAATCTGCACTATCATACCTCCATAATTTTTCGGTCTATGCAGATTATATCACAAAGAACCTGGTTTGTAAATAATTTAATCGTGAAGAATTCTGTATATAGATTTTGCTACACTTTCCTGAAGTTCCTTTATTTCAAGAATCGTTGATTCTCCCGGGGTTTTATTTAAGATCTCTTTTACTTTCTGTTCAACTTTTAGTTTTTGTTCTTCATTTAAACTATCAAAAAAATTTTCTGACGTCATTGTTTTCCTCCTATGGACTATAGTATTAAAGTCAATATTAAATTGAATACAGGTTAAAAAAATATACTTTAAGTAGGGGCTTTTAAGCTTCTAATTGACTCTTATGAACTGAAATTAAATTTTTGCCTTTGAAAACCCTTTTTGCATGCTGCCATTCATTACAAGTGAAATTTTTATCCCTTAAATTATAAATATTGGTTTTACCATAGACGGATTGTTTTTCATCGGGGAAAAAGTAATTAACATAACCCAAATCGTCAAGGAATTTTAAATGATTCTGAATTTCTTCATCCGATAACATTAAAAATAATTCTGATTGAATAATGGGTTTGACTTCTTCTAATAAAGATTTAACGGATTTTAAAACCGATAGATCATATCCCTCAGTATCAACCTTGAATAATTTAATTTTTTCTTTCCCTTCAACCCCGAAAAAATAATCATCAAATCGTATTCCTTCAACTTCTATTGGGACAACATGGCCACATCCTCCAACTCCATAATCTGTTTTAGAAGCAAATCCTCCATTATAATATCCTTCGTCTGAATAATGAAAAATAAAGTTCCCGGGTTCTTCAGTTATAGCTGCACAAACGGGAATAACATTTATAATATCCCTATTTAATTCACAAGATTTTTTAAAAGGCTCGAAAACATATGGATTTGGTTCAAAACCATAAACAGCGCCCTTTTTCCCAGCAGCTAAACCATACATTAGAGTTTTTACCCCAACATGAGTTCCAATGTCTATTACAACATCTCCGGGTTTAACTATTGATTTTATAAATTCAAACATTCCAACGTCAAAATGAGGCCCTCCTTGTGATGGATGCTTCCAATCTACAAATTTAAATTTATGTCCTGATAATTCTATGTCTATAATTTCTGATGGATAAGTTTTTGGTTTAATGCTCATGAGTAACCCCTTCTATAACAACTGATGAAATAAAATCAATCTCATCTAATGTAAGCTCTGGATAATTCGGTAGAAAAAATCCATTTGAATGAATTAAGTTTGCTACTTGAAAATTTGAAAAATCTTTATTATACTGTTTCCAGAATGGATGAAGCCCCAAATTTCCAGCACTGAATAATCTTGTTTCAATTCCATTGTCCACTAATCTTCTAACTATTTCTTTTCTGGTTGAATTTTCTCTTACTAAACACCCAAATGAAATGCTTGAAACTCTATCTTCAACTGGGCCAAGAACTGGACATTGGAAATCACAATATCTATCGAGATTTTTCATATATCTTTTATGATTTTCATGTCTTCTATTTGCAACCCATTCTGCTTTTTCTATTTGCCCTAATCCTATTTTTGCTTGAAGATCTGTTCCTCTTAAATTAAATCCAGGAATAAAAAATGTAAATGGTTTATGAAAGTCATCAATATCGTTTTCAGAAATCAAATGATCATATGTTTCTTGAGATAATTCTTTTCCCCATCCATGGCTTCTTGACATAATTAAAGCTTCAAAAATTTCTTCATTGTTTGTATTGATCATTCCACCCTCAATTGTAGAAAGTTGATGACCAAAATAAAATGAAAATGTAGAAATATCCCCAAAGGATCCAATCATTTTGTTATCATATTTTGATCCTAATGCTGCACACGAATCTTCAAGCAATAATAATTTTCTATTAGAAGCCAACTCTTTTAATTCTTTTATATTGGCAGGAACTCCAAGAACATCAACAAATAATATTGCTTTAATTCCTGGATTTTTTTCTAATTCTCTTTCGCATTTATAAACATCTATACCAAATGTAAAAGGATCCACATCTACCATAATTGGTTCAAGACCCAGTTGAATCAGTGGTGCCACTGTTGTTCCCCAGCCAACTGCTGGAACAAGAACTTTATCACCTTTCTTTAATCTCCCAGTCACCAGTAACGCATATATCATTAGTAAGTTTGCTGATGATCCAGAGTTTACAAATACGGCATATTTTGTTCCAATATATTCTGCCCATTTTCTTTCAAACTCCTTGGTAATTTCTCCCATTGTTAAACGGGGATATGTTTTTAGCCATTCAATAAGAGCATCTATTTCTTCATTTGTTATTGTTTGTTTAGCAAGAGGATATTTAATTTCCATTTTTTAATTCCTTCATTGTTTGATTCCACGTTTCAAATCTTATTGCATTATCATCAATATAATATTTTGCTCTAGGTTTTTCAGAGGTAACTTTTGCAATAAACATATCAATATTATATTCCTTTAGCCATTCCCAAACTAACTCAGTTCCAGTTTTACCATTAACCAATGGCCGATCTGGTTTTGCTTTAGCGGTAAAAATAACTATATCATAATTTTCAGACAATTCAATTATAGCATCAATAGCTCCCGGAATGGGTTCTCCATAACAAGTTCCATCACCATATCCATTATATGAATCATGAATTACTCCATCAAAATCTATTGCTATTATTTTTTCAGGATTACCAAATCCCGTTGGTATATCGTTAATAGTTAACAAGAGAAACCACCTTATCATAAATCTTTTTAGCATCCGGAGTTCCATTGTCTAAATGTTTGGCAAACCCTGCTGTTCGATCTTCTAACCCTAAAGTATGAGTTGGAATTCTTGTATGAAGCATAATATCGTGTGCAATAGATTTTGATGCTCCACAAATTTCATTGTCAGAATCTATAACTAAAGCTTTTTGGGTAATTAATCCTCTGCTAGCATAACCAATATCAAAAGGCTTTAATTGAACAATTGGATAAACATTACATTTTATTTTTTTATCATTGTATAAAGCTTCAACAGCTTCTTTAGTTGATAATCTAGCTGCAGAAATTGGAAATAAAGTTATATCTGCATCCTTATAAAACTTTATATATGATAAATCTCCCTCATCGGTTAATTGAAAACTTTTTCTATGTTCTGAACAAAATACTGGATCATCATGCTCAAGATAATAATTCCAAACTTTTAACCATTCCTTTGGGGTCATTGGAGCAAATACAGGTATACCAGATTTTCTCATAATCATGCTATGTTCAGAAGAAGTTGCAACTGGACCTATGCTTCCTTCCATTCCAATTGCTCGAATAAAAACCGGGCAAGGAACATCCCACATTTCTTTTGACTTGCCTGCATAATTAATCAATGATACAGCATTATACCATAAAAAGCCCTGATATCGAACTACATAAATTGGTCGATTACCAGCTAAGGCACAACCAATTGGCATTCCCGGATTGGAAGAATCTGATAGGGCTAATTCTACAATTCCTTCTTCTTCAGTCATTTCAGGAATTGTTCCTCCGACCCAACCAACAGCAGTTACACATTGCCCAAATAATTTTCCGCCTTTTTCCAAATGAGATCTTGTGGTATCCCTAATGGTTTCAGCTACTGTTTTTGCCATAATTCCCTCACTTCATTTATAACATTACGTTCCATTTCATCACCAAGAAACCCCAATCTATATCTAGATTTAATATCTTCATATCTATTAAATTCAGGAGGACCATCATTTCCAGATCCAGCATGCCATAAATGTCTATGTGTATGAACATTGATTAATGCAGGTAATTTTAAAATTTCTAAAGTATGTTTTATTTCAGTTGGATCATCTGAACAATGAGCTGAATTCAATCCAAATCCTTTAGCAACATCTACGATACTCCAAGACCTTCTTACTTTCTTTTCAGTAAGAATAGCTAAATTATTATCTTCAACTACAAATAATATTGGACAGTTTTTAGTTGCAGCAAAACCTAATGAAGCAAGAACATAATCTTCTTCTACTGCCCCGTCTCCAATAACTGCTATAGTTGTTTTTTGAGATTCAAGAGCATAACCAACAGCAATAGGAACTTGATCCCCCATTAGCCCACTATGTCCAAACATAGGAATATCGGGATCGTGAATAGAAGCAGATCCCCCCATTCCTTTTGCACATCCGGTTTCTAATCCCAAGAGTTCATCACGTAATTTTTCAGGAGAACCTCCATAAGTAAGATACCATGAATGACATCTGTGCTGTGCAAAAATAGCAGCATCCGGATATACTGAATGAACCCCAACTGGAATTGATTCTTGTCCTGCTGATAAATAAACTGGTATCTGAATTCTTTTTTCTTCAATAGCTTTTGCTACTTCAAATTCAAAAAATCTATTATAACAAATTTGTTCAAACATATTAACCTTTCCCGACTGGAATTTTTATAGTAACTAATGATTGAGTTGGATTAAATCTTTCTAATAATATATTCATAACCTTTGAAGTTATAACATCACCCGGAGCAGCAACATACCATCCAGTCTTCTGATCAATAATTCCTCCTTCACAAATTATTATTATGTCTAATTCGTGAGTTGTAAGGGGAATTCTACCCGTATTAGTTCTTTCAGTTACAAATAATTTACCAAAAGCCGATTTACAGCTAACTATGTGATCTTCAGGAACTTCAATCCATAACTCATCAGTTCTTTCTATTTCTTGATCTTTTCCTTCATAGGGTTTATATTTTCTTCCGTAATTATCTGTAAATCTAACTAGATCCAATTTATCTTTTGGACTTTCTATTTCAAGGATGACTGCATCAGTTATAGCTTTTGAAGAATGAAATAATCCTCTTCGGATCATTATTTTGTCCATTGGAACATGAATTCTTGAATCATTTAAAAAGGAAACTTCTACTTCCCCCTTTAATATAATCAGTCCCGTATTTTTTTTAGGGTGACAGTGCAATGAAGTACTCTCACCCTTATTAATATGTAAAGCCCAAATACCAACATCATCATTTTCGAAAATGAGATATTCTTTTCCCCAGGGCTTTTTGACAATTACATTTTTATGATCTGTCATTGTTAACAAGACTCCATGTATCATACATCTTCAAAGCTATGGCTAACCATTCCGGCATAAAATCATAATGAGGTGAAGAAATAACATTTCCGTCTCGAGCCCAAGCTTCATCTATATAAGTTCCACCAGCATTAATAATATCGTCTTTGATGCTATAATATCCAGAAATTTTCTTTCCTTTACAAACCCCAGCTGAAATTAGTATTTGAGCCCCATGACAAATTGAAGCAATAATTTTTCCATCGTCATGAAATTTTCTAGTAAATTCAATTGCTTCTGAAACTTGACGAAGCTTTTCTAAAGCTTTAACTCCTCCGGGAATACAAAGGAAATCATAATCATCAGGATTAATTTTATCTGCTTCTACTGTTGCCATCATTTTACATCCATTGATTCCAAAAATAGGTCCAATCTTTTCAGCAGAAACATCTACCTTAAATCCCGCCTCTTGTAATCGATAATAAGGATAAAGAACTTCATTATCCTGAAATTTATCATAAGTTAATATCAAAGCTTTTCTAATTACCATTATAACCTCCTAAATTCACCATGATTTGCATCATAATCAAAATCTTCTTTTTTTATATACCAATTGTTTTTTATGTAATGATACAAATCATCATTTGTACAGAAATAATTTTCATCATAACAATTTGGATCATGTAACCACCATTGATTTGCATCCATTTCTTGATATCCTAATCCATATTTTAATCCCCCTTCAACCATTTCTTTAAAATTATATTTCGAATTATCCCATAAAGTTAATTCACCAGAAGGACCTCGAAGATTTAATGTTCTTACTAAATTTTCCCTTCTCCCCATAAAGAGATTTGAAGATCCATCTGGGGGACACATTTTTTCCTCTAAGCAAACATAATTAATAATTGATTGATGTTTTTTTATTGCAGCAGCTTGATATGTTAACATACATTCTCCGCAATTAGTTAAAACAACATCAGAATATGGTTTTAAATTATATTTTTCAACATGATATTTTGAAAATCCTACGAATATTCCATTAAATCCATAACCAATTGGCAAAATAGTTTTCTTTACATCTGGTTTATATTTGTGAGCTTCTCCAAATGGAGGACCAGCTAAATCACATTTCCACCCCGGGGCAAAAATTGAATCATCATTATCTAATTCGTTTATAATTTTTTGAATTGCATATGGATCTAAGAATCCAGTATCACTACTCCACATTATATAATAATCGTGAGGATCTATTTCGTGAACTTTTTTTATTGTATGATTTAATGACATTTGTAGAGATATGGGAGTATCAATATGATTAATATAATCAAAACCTCTTCCATCAAAATTGAAATTAATTAAATTATTTCTATTATCTGGATGAGAACAACAATCCGAACTTACAAAAGTATATTCATATTTTTCTGATGTCTGAGAAAATAAATTCTGCAATGTTGAAATTTTCCAAGCATTTCCCTGATTTGGGTTTCTTGAACACGTACAAAAAATTATACATATTTTTTTAGTCATTAATTTTATTCCTTTTTAATGAAATCTTATTCTGGTTCAAAATATTTTCTTTTGCTATCTTACCGTATTTCTTTTCTATTGTATATAAAAATGGAGGATAAGTATGATAAACTTGATATGCCCAATCTCTAAATTCTATAATTTGATCGGAAGTTAATTCTTCTGTTGGAATACCAATAGTATTTTCAGAAAAGAATGACCAATCATTATATGTTTGAGGTAAAGGAATATTTTTATCTACACAATCTTTATAAAGTTGACTACCAGGTAAAGCTGTAGCTGCATAGGCATTCCATACTGTTGTATTTAATTCCAATGATAATTGAAGTGTTTCTAACATTGATTCATAAGTATCCCCTGGAAGACCAAACATATAATTTGCCATTGGTTCAATTCCTGCATCTCTACATTTTTGAATAACATCTTTGATATCAACTTCTTCAAATTTTCCTTTAGTAACTTCTAAGCGAACTTTTTTATTTCCACTTTCAACTCCTAAAGAAACCATTTTAATTCCTGCGTCTCTGAGAAGCTTAAGATTGCTTTTATCATTAATGGTATCAACCCGAGAATAAACCCACATCAGAAGTTCTTCTCCATATCCACGATCTCTTAACATTTCACACAATGGAACATAATATTTTCTATTAAGTAAAAACATTTCATCACTAATACGAATTGTTCTTACCCCCATTTCCCATAACTTATCAAATTCTCCCGCTATAAGCTCGGGACTCCAGAATCTCATTCCTGAATAATTTGAAGCAACTCCAATAGAATCATTATCATTTTTATTAATAAGATTGATCATACAAAATGAGCATTTAAACATGCAACCCAATGATGTATAAATTGCAGCAAATGGAGTTCTTTTATCGTGTTGATATTCTGCATGGAAAAAATGAGATCTATATAAGTCTAAAGGACTCTCCTTATATGGTAAAAGATCCCAAGCATATCCCGGGAGATCAATATCCATTCTTTCTTGTGGAACTATTTTTTCTGGCGGGGTTAAAAAGGGATTTCCGTCTTTAATAAATCCTATTCCTTTAACAGAATCCAAATTTAATAATTCAGGGGCTCCAACTGTATAATCCAATTTTAATAAATTCCTTAAAGCATAAACCCCCTCACCAGTAAGAATAATATCGACAATTCCCTTATGATCCAGTAGTACTTGATTTGGTCTTGCTTGCATATGAGATCCAACAAATATTATGGGAATATTTGGAAAAGTCTCTTTAATAGTTTCTGCTAATAAAATTGCATCGCCCATCATAAGAGATCCTGAATTTGGATTTGATCCATAAACTGGGAAACAAATAAATCTGGGATCTTCATTTGAGATCCTTAATAACATTTGTCCATCAGTTAATCTTTCAGCATTCATATCTAAAATTGAAACATCAAAGCCGATAGATCGACAAGATTCTGCTAAAAGTAATGACCAAGTTGGGGTTTCTATTGCAGTAAAATTTTCAGCTAGTTCCTGATATGTAGCTTTAGAAATTCTAGGAGCTATAAATAAACAATCTTTCATACGTTACCAAACCTTTTTCTAGTATTTTTAATAATTTCATATGCCCTTTTTAATTCAGTAATACCATTATCTAAACTATATTCAGGTTTCCATCCCAATTTTTCCAATCTTTCATTTGAAACAATATAATCTCGTTTATCTGGATCTTTACCAATTGGGCTTTCAATGATAATTAATTCTGGAATATAGTATTTTATTTTTTCACAAAGTTCTAATTTATTTAGATTCGCATTTGATAATCCCAGATTAAAAGCTCTTCCCCTCATTCTATCATAATTTTCAATTGCAAATAAAAATGTTGCAGCAACATCTTTAACGTGAATATAATTTCTCTTAAAATGAGATTCAAATAAAACAATAGATCTTTCTGTTACTGCTCTATAAACAAAATCATTAACTAATAAATCCATTCTCATTCTCGGGGATATACCAAAATTAGTAGCAAGTCTTAATGAAACCTGATCGTTTGCTAAAATTACTTCTTCTGCTGCTGTTTTTGTTTTTCCATAATGACTGATAGGGTGAAGTGGAGTTTCTTCTGTACAAATTTCATCACTAGAAGAAATCCCATAGCCAGAATTAGTATTTGGATAAATAACTTTTCTACTTCCGGCAGTTCTAGAAATATTAACAACGTGGTCTTGATTTACTGCTTTGGCCATGATGTAATTATTATTACAAATGGGGGCTCCAACATAAGCAGCTAATGGAATAATAATATCAGCCCACTGTGTATACTTATATAAAAGATCTTCATTAGTAACATCCCCATATATAAATTCAAAATTTTGATTATTGGAAAATCTAATCAATTCTGTTTGATTAAAAAGAAGAGAATCTAAAACTAATACATGATATCCCTTATCTAATAATAATTCAACTAAAACATTTCCGATATAACCAGCACCACCAGTTATTAAAACTCTTTTCATATTGTTTCCTTATTGTTTTTAAATATTCCAGCAAGATTGTTATTTTGGATTTTGTTACATTTAATTGTTTCAAAACCATTTTTTTCCATAAATTCTGACAATGAAGTTTCATTCCAAAAGGTTTTATGATTCCCATCATTATGAGCATGTTCATAAGGTATAATAATTATTATGTGTCCATTATTTTTTAAAGCTCTTTTTATCTGACTAAATATATCTTCTAAATCCACTTCTGGAAAATGTTCCATAGTGTGAAAACTTACCATAGTATCAATAGAACTTTCTTCTTGATAATTTTCTAAATCTAAAACATTAACTTTATAATATTTTACTTTATCTTTAAGTTCCTCGGGTAGTCTACTATTAGAACAATCTATAGCTTCTTGATTGATATCAATCCCATATACCAAATCTAAATCTTCGAATATAGTTGCAAGAGGAATAACATGAAGGCCAACTGCACATCCAATATCCATTACAGTGCCTTTGATGTATTCTTTATTTAACATGATATATGCCCAAGTTTCAGAAGAATAATCATCTTCTTTATTAGTGTTTACCCACCCAAATAATTCGGTATCAAACCTTTTGGGATCTCTTTTATTTTTTTCCATTATCTATCCCTTTCTGAAATATATTTTGGTTCTATTTCCCATGGCCAAGGAACCTCTGATAAATTTTCATCATGCCATTTTATTGTAAATTGATCTTCTATTTGTGTATATGGATGAGACATTTTATAAGAGAATAAACAATCTTCAAAACAATAGTGACCATTAGCAACCCCAGGGGGTAATAAAATCTGATCTCCACTAAATCCAGTTAACATTGAAGTAGTCCAATTTTTATATGTTGGAGAATCTTTTCTGTTATCGTATATAATCAGCCAAAATCTTCCAAATAAACATTCGATTAATTTCCAAGTTTTTGAATCCCCATGTAAACCCCGGAAGGTCTGGGATTTTGATTTAGAAATACTATCGGTTACAAATTTTATATCAAATTCCCCTTCATTGAATCTTTCAATATTCCATCCCCTATGATCATGCATTACTTTCCTGTGGATAATTTCTACCCCTTGTATTTTCTTATCAAGATATCTTCGTATAATCACAAACAAGCAACTCCTCTTTTTTGAACAACAATTGTTGCACATTCATTTGCAAATTTAATTGCGTCTTCTATATGATTTCCATTTTGAATGTATTGAGAAACTAATCCAGCCATGAATGTATCTCCAGCTCCAGAAAGATCTTTTACATCAACTTTTTTAACTGGATAAATTTCATTTTTAAACACGCAACCTTCGGGACCTTTGGTTACTATTACTTTATCCATTAAAGTTTCATTTTGCTTTAGAATATCAAGGTTTTGTTTATATTCTTGGGAGTTTAACTTGATATAAGACAGTCTTTCTGCCCAGGAACCTAAGATCTTTTTGGTATCTAAAAATGTAATATCGTGTAGTCGGGAAATAAATAATATGTCTTGTTTGGTTAAAAACCCCTTGTCATAATCAGCAATTACTATTGCATCATATTTTTTAGGATCTATTTCGTCCAATCTAAATTCTACCCAAGAACAATAATCATCTTCATCAACTCTTAAAAACATTTGATTGGTATGATCATCTATATATCTAGTTTTTACTGGAACATTAAGGGGAATAAGCTCTTCAACTTTATTGCCTAAAGCCTTTAAATTTCTAGAAACATTTCCGGCCATTCCGTAATTTTCTACAGTTCTTATTGGGGTAAAAACGGGAACCGGAGCTTCAGGACAAAGCCTTTTACATTCTCCATATATGTGTCGATCTAAACAATTATCACCTATAACCAAAATATTCATAAATAAAAATTATTTTCCTTTCTTTTTTCAAATAATTCTTGATCTTCATCCCAAAAAGAATCATTTCTTCGATATAATTCATCATAAGGGATATTAGCTCTTGTTGGATGTTTATGCTCTAATAAAACTTTATTTACTCTTTTAAGTTTTCCAAGTCTTTCTGAAACTTCAGTTAATTCACTGTCGGCAAATAAAGATTTATATCCCGGATAATTTAAGTATCCAAATCGATTATAAAAGCGTCTTCCCATACAAGGAGTAGTGCAAATTTGTAAAGCTCCATCAAATAAAAATAAAACCCCATCTAAATCTGGATCAAAAGCATTTTTCATTTCTTCTCTTATAATATTATCAAATCCAGGAACTAAAGGGTATAAATCATCTTGAAGCCCAACTACAATATCCCAGTCATATCCAGATATATTAGCATTCACAGCATCAAGTTTTGTTTTATTTTCCCCGAAAAAATATTTAACCCCATTAAAAGTTTTTAATAACTCAATAATAGATTCATTGTTCATTGTTTCATCATCAACATCACACGATAAATGAATTATGGAATTCTCTTTATCGTGAATATATTTTTGATACTGTTTCAAAAGAAATAAAGCTCTTTCGGGTCTGGATCTTGTTGCAAAAGCAAATAATATTTTATAAGGCAATATGGTATCTCCTTATTGTTCGTTTTATTTCATTTGGAACTTCTTTTATATGTTGATTCCATTTATCATTTCTATAGATGAACCAGGATTCTCCGTGTTCTTTTAATCCCGGTCCATCACATAGATCTGTATCTTTCCATTTTATTCGATCTTTACCTTTTAGGAATAAAGCTTCAGTATTTCTAACGTGACCAAAATGAATATGTGCATATGGAAAACAAATAATTTTCTTTCCAGCAAAATCAATTCCTTCGTCAACAGGCTTACCGTCCATTCTGGCTATTTCAGTTCTCATAAGACGAGGTTTAGGAAGAACTTGATCAAGATAATGATCTAGATCTTTTTGAAGATTATATAGGTTAAATGATCCAATATCTTGATTATGCTTTTCTAATCCTTCAACTAATTTATCCCATGGAATATTTTCTTCATAGATTTCATCTGTATCAACTGATAATATCCAAGGCTTTGTTGCCATTGAGAACGCTCTATTTTTTTGAGCAGAGAAATTATCAAATACATTTGTCCATAAAGTTATTTTTGGAACCCAATCATTTAATATTTCTAAAGTATTATCATCATTTTCTAAATCACAAACAACATTAACTTCTTCAAAATTATCAGTTGCCCATCTAAGATATGTTTCTACAATATCTGCACAATTTTTGGCTATAGTGCAAACAGATATATTTTTACTCTTCACTGACATCTTCTATCTCTACTTCTTGTAATAATTCTAAAGCATTTTTAAATCCCCAATTTTCAATAAACACCCAATCTGCAGGATCTTTATCATTAGGATACATACTTAAATCTCGATAACTACTAGGCCAAATATAAGTTGGAATTCCTAATATACCGGATAAAGATTTTGCCCAAGAGTTAACTCCAACATGAAATTCTGCCATTGCAATTTTATGTAAAGAATCTTCCAAATCCGTTAACCATCTAGCTCCGGGAATATTCCCTAGAGTATCTCTATCTTTTGGAGATCCGATTAAAAAAATCTCATATTGATCTTTATATATTTCAGTTATTCCTTCAATAAACTCTCTTGGCATTTCTGAAATTCTATTTGCATCTAATCCACCAAATGGCTGAATAGTAATGTTTTTATAAACGGGGACTGCTTTAGTAATAAACTTTACATCTTTTTTAACTCCATAATATTCAAATACATTCGTTTCTTTTACTTTATCCCATTCACCATAATAATCAAACTCTTTTGGAGTAACTCCTGTTCCTTGACATAAAGGATGATTAGCGATTTTATTCCATGCATCAATACGTCCATTTGGAAAATTAAAAAATCCTTCATTAGGATAAATCCAAACTTTTCTTATTCCCTTTTTACCGATAAATAACTTAGAAAATTCTTTTATTTGTTTAACATTATTAGCAACAAAAACAATATCTACTCCTTTAACGTCATCATAAAAAGTTGATAGCAATAAAACAAAATCTCCTAATCCTCCAATTCCAAAATAAAAATCGTTATCGATTACTGATAAGATAGGAAAATGATCTTCAAATTCCATTCAATTCCTCCCATTTTTCTTTTTCAATTTCACAAGCAAGTCTATCTGCCATGTGAAGCAAAAGAGGAAACTTTCCTTCTTTCATTTTATACGGCTTATTTTCATCAACATACTGTCCATCGTGAATAAGGATCCCAGTATAAACATCATTTACTAAATTGAATTCATATTGACCCAAGAGCTGAAGAGATCTTTGTGCATGAGGCATGAATCGAAGTTTTGGATTTGATTCATAATAAAGACCCATATTTTCTTCGTGCCATTTTGAATTTTTTGGTACATAATAATCTTGATCTAATGTTCCAATTTTACCAATATCATGAAATAGTGCTGCAATAATAATGTCATCTTTGCTTTCAACTTCATGATATTTTTCACAAAGATCAGAAAAAATAGTATGGACTCTAATTGAATGCTCAAGTAATCCTCCAACACAACAGTTATGATACATCAATCTACCGGATGCCGGGGCTGAAAAGAATCGCTCTCCTACATCTTCAATCAATGCCCGAGCGGCGGCATGATTTTTAGGGCATTCAATTTCATCGATTTTATTATTGAAATAATCGACTAATGCCATAATCTTGTCAGTTGAAAATTTAATTTGTTTCATTATGGACATCTCCTTGGTAGATCCCTTTGACGATATATTGTCAATAGAGAATTACTTTCTTCATCGTATAAACATTCATCCGTTCTATAATACACTGTTTCTATCCAATTGTAAACTATATTTTCAGATGAAAATCCATTTTTAAGTGCTGGATTAATAGATTTGCATATCCACGAATAATCGTCCCCCATGGTTATTCTTTTGTTGAATCTAACTCCTTCTAGATTTTCAAGAATTATTTTATTGCCCATTTAATATCTCCTTATACCAATTACATCTATCCTCAGTTAAAACATCAAGACGATAAGCAGGATCAACTAGGTCATGTAAATTGTTTTGTAAAGAGGTTCTTAGTTCTTCATTAAGGATTAATTCTTTAATATATTTGTACCAGAGTTTATGATCTTTCTTAGCGGGAATTAATAACCCAGTTTTTCCATGTTCTAACATTTCTCCATAAATGTGAATATCAGAAGCAATAAGAGCTGATTTCATCATTCCGGTTTCTATCAATTTAAGCTCAGATTTACATTCATTAAAAATATTTTCAACCAAAGGAGCTAAACAAACATCAATATAATTGTAATGTTTTCCATATTGGTTAATAGGTAAAGTATTTCTTCTTACATACCCGTCTTTAAAATGATTTCCATTGTTATTAAAGATTGCTTCAAATTTATTCCAAATAGATTCTTCAGGTCTAATCTTTCTAGTTCTCTCTTTACCATCTGGGCCTACTTCAGTTATTGTTCCTCTTGTATCATAACCACACATAATAATCTGGAATTTTCCTTCAAGCTCTTTATCTGAAAAAAGCTTATTAAAGGTTCCATGAAGTTTAGATAGATCTTTTTCATGAGAAGATCCCCCAACCCATCCAATACGAACTTTATCTGAAGGTTCTCTTTTTAATTGCCACATTTCCACATTATGATCAATTCCATTTGGGAGTACTTTTACTTTTATATTTTTATCTAATGCACATATTCTCTTTTTAAAAATATCAGTAGTAGTTGTAACATAATCTGCCATTTTTAAATTGTCAGTGATTTGTTTTGGTAAACCCTTTTTTATAGCTAATTCCCTTATTGGATGTCCATAAGGAGGAACCCAATAATCATCAATATCACAAACTGTAATCACTCCTGCATTTTTGAATTGATTTACTATTTTTAAAGGATCTTCAGCAGGGATAGATCTATGATAATGAATGATGTCATAATTTTTTAAATCGTCTTCAGTAATGGCTTCCCTGAATCTGACATCTACTTGAAATTCATCACTATGATTTTTTTGGATCATTTTGGCTGGCCAGAAATTTCGATAATGTCCTACCCCATAAGGATCTGATGGTATCATCATAACTCTAATTTTATTCATACAATATATAACCTTTCTTCTCCGTGAGCTTCAATAAACTTTCTTATCGTATCCTCAGTACCACCAATACGATTTATATGTACACATGCAATGAGAATATCCGAAGCTTTAGCAATATCGCTATTTCTTAAAAACCCCGCAACTTTTCCATGTTTTTCCCAATGTGCTGGAAATTCTAAATATGGAGTAACAAAAGCTTTATGAAGAAGAATAGCAAATCGATCTCCGCCCTTTGGGCATCCCCCAGAGCAAATCCAATCCCCATCTTGATATATTTCATTAAAAATTTTTGATACTGCTAAAAGATCGGCTTGTGAATCGCGAGATCTAGAACCAACTATTCCTATTATTCTTCCCATATAAACCTCCAAGTAATAATATAATATTACTTTTAATTTCAAATGTAAATAAAAAAGAGTGGGATACTTCAAAAATGTTACTTCGGCTCCGTATAGTATCCCGCTCGTCTCGTCTCAGCTCATGTGAATTCTTACTTCTTCAACCACCAAAATAGGTCAATAAGAGCAAGACCACAAATTAATTCAAACATCATTTTTCACCTCCTTAAGATATTAATCGTTTAATCTGAGGATTTCTCATAATCTTCTTTATGAATTCCTCAACCTCCCGATCTGATGTGAGTTTAAATTTGTTGCCATACTTGTCGGAAATTTCTTGTTTCATAATGGCTTTGATTATTTTTTTGAGACCTTCGTTTTTGTCTTTTTCAAATTCGAAATCAATAACCTTATCGTTGACTTCAATGTGTGGAGCTTCATTTAAAGTTTTTTTTTTAAGTGTTCCAGTTCCTTCTTCAAGAATCCATTCTTGAACCATTTCTTCAGACGCTAATCTACTTTTTTTCTTTTTAGTCCAAGGTTTCATTCCCTTTTTAACATCAATAGACATACCATCACGTTCTTTGACATATTTATCTTCCATTGCTTTCAGATGGGTATAATATTCGGGGTCTTCTTCAAGATGGGCAAGAGCGATTTTCAATACATCAAGATCAGATTGAACAACGTCTGTGTCACCAACATCGTGTTCACGCTCAACAGCAATTCCCATTTTAATTTCTTTTTGGTCGTGCTTTTGAACTAAATCATAAATTTCTTTTGATACTTTCATTTTATCTTCTTTCCAAATTTTTGTTCCATAAAATTTTTCATTTGATCATCAGTATGTTTAAATTCACCAGTTGGTCTAGTTTTTCCTTCTGCTACTTGTCCTTTAAACCAATCCATTACTCCCAATCCAGAAGTAACTTTCTCTCCTCTATAATCAACTAACATTTTTTTACCTTTTGGGGCTTTAGGTCTTTCTTGAATTGGATTTACTTTTCTAAATTCAGATCTTATATGTTCCCGAACTGATTGACCATCAAAAACGTCTTCTTCTTTTAAATATTCATTATTTTCATAAGAAGAAGCTTTGATTTCTGAAATAATATCTGGAAGTTCAGAATAAATTACTTCCCTTATTAGCTCAATTAATTCTTTCTTTTTCATCCCATTAATCTCCTCATACGCTCTAATTCCGATTCAGCTTTTGTTAGTTCAGTATCATCATGGAATCCCAAGTGTTCTCTAAGAGCCCTTTCAGTTTCTTCAATAAAAATTTCTTCATTTAATTCACTAGAATCTAATCTTTCTTCATAAGATTTTATAAGCTTAATGAGTTTTTCATTTTTATTTTCAAGTTCTTCTAAAATGATTTCAGCAATTTCAGTAATTTGTTTCTTATTCATAGTTTTTTCTACTTCATTTAATTCAGAAGGCAATTCCATTTTTTGTCTTTTTAAAGCATCGGTAAAGGTTTTAATTATTTGCTTACGTTTACTTGCCCACCTAAATTCGGATCCTTTAAATGCTTTCCACATTTTTTCAAATGTATCAACGTCTTTCCATTTATATTTTTTCCCGAATATATAAGAAGAAATTTCATCCATATCAGTAGATACTGTCTTAACATTTAATTTCTTCTTTTTACCGTTTTGATCTATATAACGAACGTATTGTAATCCGTCTTTACGATTAACCTGGAATTTATGTTTTACATCCCCATCACCAGTTGAGGTATTAGCTAGAATATCGACTAATAATTGATTTCTCCATGCTGCTTTATATTTGCTATCAACTGTTCCTGATAGCATGTCTTTCATGAATTTTACTCGACCAATCATAAAATCAATTTGAACCCATCCTTCTCCTCCAATTTCTTTTCCTTCTTTATTAACAGCAGGTAATTGTTTTCCTTTTTTATCAACTAAGGGAGAAAGAACGTGAATCTGTTGAAGACCCTTATTTATTGAATAGTCTTTAATTTTTTGTTTCTTCATAAAGATATCAGCTTTTTCCCAAAAGTCTTTTTTATCTTTAGTTGATCCAAATAATTTAACAAGATCTTCAAATTCAACAGCAATATCAACATCTCCTAAAAAAGGTTTTGAGATATTTCCAACAGGGTTTGATCTTATTTTCCCAAACCCTGAATCTTTAAGAGCTTTATTCATTGTTGGATTTAAATATTCTTTTGGAACTGCGGATATAGTAGTTTTAAAAACTGCTCCGCCTTCTAATACTAAGATTTTTAATAACGATTCACTCATCTACCATACCTTCCCATTCCAAGTAACTTCCCTATAGGAGCAAATGTCCCCGTTAACTTATAAGATTTGCCATTATAAACAAAGATAATACCTTCTGTTGGAACCATATTCTGAATTCCTCCAACAGATTGAACCTGCTTTAAAATGTCTTTCATTTTTTCTATGTCTTCAGGGTTTTTAGATCCCCGAATTTGTTTTATTTTTTTAGCAAGATTATCTCTTAAATTCTGAATAGTTTGCTCAGGACTTGCTGATAAATACTGCTCAAGATTCTGTAATACCTCAATACCTAATTCCATCAATAATCTAACAAGAGGTTCTCTAGCTTTTTTATATTCATCATTTAGATTCCGATTCAATTGTGCTAGTTCTTCATATACTGGTAAGAATTTTAATTCCTTTTTTATTGTTGGCATAGTTAAGGACTTATCGTTCCATCCAAATCTATAAGCAATTTTAGCTTTAAGTTTTGGATCTATTTTATGACTATATTTCTTTTCCATTTCGGAAATTTTTTTCTCAAAATATTTTTCATACCAATCACCAAGAGTTGCATTACTTCCAACTTTTTGTTGACTTCTAAATTTTGATAATTTTGAAATAAAGTATGAAGTTTTTTCCGAAAAATCCTCACGTTTTTTTAATTTTACAAACGGGGGAGTTTTAACAGGAACTTTTCCTGGCTTAATAGAACTAATTTTATCATATAGTTTTTTAGTTAGATCTGCATTAACCCCAATTTTCTTACCATCATCATCAACCATTTCTAATCCATGAAATACAACTTGGGGATCCCCATAATAGAAAACATTTTGGTTACTCGGAGTCATAATTTCCATATTAACCCAATTTCCCCCATTGTCAAAAATAGTTTCTAGTTCCTCTTTTGAAAATTGCTTAAATGAAGTCTCTAATGCTTTCAAAGCTTCTAAAAATGCATCTCTTACTTGTGGAACCTCTGCCCAATTTTTAGCAATACCTTGAGCATCTAGGGAATTAGCTCCTTTATTTTTGGTTTGAGATTTATTCCTTGATAAACGAACTTCCCCATTTATAACTGATGCGAATAAATTTTGGCCATCAGTTTTTTCTCGAATTTCTGTTTTATTTAATTCACCGCTTAAGGAGTCTTTAATAATTTTTTCAAGATCTGAGAATTTTAATGTGGGATCATCATAAAGATTAGACATATGTCCACCCATCCCACCTTCGGTTAAAATCGTACCATTTCTAATTTGAGATTCTAATTTTATTTGAGTTCGTAAAGTATCAATTAAAGCTCTAGGAGCTCCAAGAGCCCCCTTTAAAAATTCATAATCTTTTTTATCTAACTCGTCTTTTCTTAATACATCACGAACAACTGTTGCAGATAAAACTTTTCCCTGAACTTTGGTAACGCTTTCAGAACTTGGAACTGGATAATAATAACCATGCTTATCAGCAGTTACCATTGCTCCCCCAGATTTATATGGTAAAAAATAATTCCAACCACTTAATCTGCTTACATCTTTTTCCCCAATAGCCGAAATCCATATTGTATCTTCTAAATTGAATCCTGCAGCTTTAGAAACAAGATCTGCTTTATACCCATTTGCAACTTGAAGAATTTTATTTGATGGAACGCCAGTATGAATCATCATCTTTTTTTTCCATTGAAAAGATAATGGGCTTTTTTTATCTTCAACTTTATTTGAAGTAGTTATGTATACATTTTTTTTACCGAATTTTTTAACTAAGGCCTGATAAACTTTAAAATGTCCTAAATGAAAGGGCTGAAATCTTCCCCCATAGGATACTATAACATTTGGTTTACTTACTGCCATTATTTCATCCTATCTTTATTTACCATAAGTCCAGCAATTCTAGTATCGGGTTTTCCACTTTTACTATATTTGTTATTAAAGGCATATTTCATATATGCGATTTTTGTAACCCCGTTAGATCTATTCGTTGTAAAATTATTTTTCTGAACCTTATATACTTCATTTGAATAAAATTGAGTATCAATATAAGCATTATGAACATCCTGTAAAAGCATTCCATTTAAATATTCTAATTCTAATTGTCTTCTATGCTCTTTTTTATCCAATTCTGGGTTTGCTTTTAAGTTCATTTTTAAAACTTTATCAATTTGTTTTGCACTTGGATCTTTTAAATATTTTTTTGGATCTAATCCATATTTTTGATATAGTTCATATATAGCTTCTTCTGCTTTATCTAAGTTGTTATTATTCCAGATATCATCATAAATCTCACCTTCCATTTTTTGGAGATCTTCTTTTACTCCCGGAGGTGGATCTACGAATGATGACTGTTCAATTTTATTTTTTGCTGCACTGGCAGCCCCAGCATTCTTTTTAACTGATTGATTTTCTAATGAAACTGCAATCATGTCGAGATGTGTTGCCATATCTTCAATAGTCTTTAAAGGAGTATCTTCACCGGGTAAAATCAAAACATCACCTAATGGCCAATTTCCTTCTGCAGGCATATAAGCTTCATATCCATTAACTAAAGCTTTTACATAGCTAATAACTTCAACAAGATCTGCTCCTCCGTCTCTTAATAGTTTATCTGTCATTAAGGGGTGAAGAGCTTCATCCATTATTTGTTCAAAATTATCGGAATTAGCTTTTTTTAATTTTTCTAATCCTTTAATTATTTCTTCTTTATTATGTCCTTCAGTTAATTGAGCCATTTTTAATACTGTATCATCAATGGCTTTATCAATTAATTTTCTACGATTTTCTGATGTTGTTGGATGAACCCCTGGAATAATATCTATGGTTGATAAAGCATCAGTTCCTTCAGATTGAATAACATTTCTGAAATATTCAATCCCTTTATTATACTTTTTCAAGGCTCTTATAGCATTTTTTGCTTTAGATTTAGCTTCTTCTTGAGAAAGTCCTTGCTGAAGATAATAATCAACAAATTTAGATCCATCGGGGATTTTCTTTTCTTTTAAAGTTCTTCCATTGATAGTAAGTCCTTTAGATCCTGCCCCCATTTTAACTTTTGTTGTTCTAGTATCGCCATTTTCATCTATGAATATTTTTTCTGGTTTCATTTTAGAGCTACCAGTAAGGGTTTGGACTGCTTCAGGGATTCCAAGTTGTTTTAATAATCTATTTAATGTCGGGTTTCCAATTTTATCATAGTTTCTTTTAATACCCTTTTTTCCAAAATCTTCTAGAGGGTTTCCTGGTACTTGAGAATGTGTCATATAAACATTTTTTGGGCTTTCAGTTGGTCGAATATATTGTCCAATAAATTTAGCTTCGGCAGTAGAAATTGGTTCACCTTTTTTTGCTTTTTCCAAAAGAGAAATTACTTCATCTATTTCCTTTGATTTATTCCCAGACTTTTTAATTGCCGAAATCATATTATCAAAGTTTTTGTCTGATACTTTGTCAGGGGTAATTTGACCTCCCCCAGTTTTTTCTTGCTCGGCATTTCCCGTTGTATCAGTCGGTAATTCTTCAGGAGAGATTTCTTCTCCGGTATCTGTCTTGACAATTTTAACTTCTCTTTTTTTAGGCTCTTTTGGTTCTTGTTGGGGTTTTTGTTTATCACCATCTAATGGTTTTTTTTCCTCGGGTGATAATGGAACCATTTTTCCTTTGACAAGTTTAGCATCGGCACCTTGTTTCTTTGCTTTTTCTTGTGCCTTTTCTTGTGGCATTTTTCCAACCATATAAAGATTTCCTTCCCCCCCTGAAACATGAGTATGGGAATCTTTATATTTTTCAGCATCACCGGGTTCATTCAAATGTTTATCTGGAACTTCATTGATAAATCCTTCTTGAATAGCTATTTTGTGATATGGATTCTCAACCTTAAATTTATTCAAATAAACTTTTTGTAAAATTCTATATGCTCCTTGAGCATCATTTTCTAAAGTCATTTTAATTGCATTATTCATTGATAATTTACTGTTTAATGGATATTTCTTTTCGGAAACATACATTGCCAAGGTAGCATCAACTATATCATTTCGTCTAGTACCAAAAAGAGTTCTCATCATTGAGTCTTCAAATACAGCAAATTTTAGTGGAGATCCTTTAAATCCAATAGTTCTAAAATATTTTCCACCATCAAATTCAGTTCCTTCTTCTAATTCTTCCCGACGACATCCTATTTTTGTAGCAAAATCTGAAAATCTCTCTACAAAAATAATAGGCATACTACCTGTAAATTTATGGTATTTTACTTTCATACTACATTAAAGCTTTCTTTTTTATAATCTTGAACAAAATCATATAAAACAAATCCCGGGCAAGATTCTTTCCCAAAGTCTTTATGCCCATAAACATTAGCTTTAAGAATCATATATTTATCGGTTAAATAATTTAACAATAATCTTAAAGATTTCAATTGCTCTTGTGTTGGGGCCTTTCCATTAATATTATCTTTACATGCAAAATCTCCCACAGCCATTATTCCAATGCTTTGAAGATTTTCTCCTGCACAATGCCAAGTGACATCTGTAAGATCATTTACTTTATATATAGTTCCATCTTTTTCAATTGTAAAATGGTATGCTATGGCCGGAGCTCCAACACCTGGTTTTAAATGTGATTCTTTACTTATATGATATGCGTGAACTTGCTCAGTTGTTCCTTCTCCAAGTTCTTGATGAACTATTATTTTATTTATCAAAGAAATATCTCTTTGACCCCAATTGGGGTTTCTTGGATTCCTTTCCAATTTTAATGTTTGTATTTCAATCTCGTTTTTTGACATAAGTTTTCTAAGCCTTTTATTTAATCTATTAAATATTTCAAAAAATACCCAAATATTCATAACTTATTATTCCTTATGAACAGCATTATCCCTTATGAACAGCGTCTTTATTGTATATGTTATATTGATCTAAATATAATTTTCCAATTGGCGGCATTGTAACAACAATCACAAATGAATCCTCCAATGCCTCAAATGTATGATAAGTTTCAGCAGTTAAAAAGTAATGGTCCCCTGAATTTAAAATAAAGGTATCAATAAATCCATTATCATTCCCCCCGTATAATCCACAATCACCTTTACATTTTTCACATTGTTTTATAGCCCTACTACATTCGGTGATTTTTATCTTCCCAGATACTACATAAAAAAATTCACTTGAGTTATGATGAACGTGGGGTCCAAATATATAACCCTTTTCGTGTTTAGCCTCAATAAAGTCATATCCTTTATTAATGTCAACACCAACAAATCTTATTACTTCATTTCCCCTTGATTTTTTTTTTAGATCTCCAGGATTTAAAAAATCAATATCGACTTCCGCTAAATTATTGTCATTGACAAACGAAAGAAGAGTCCCTTCATATTGATTTTCTATTTGTGTTAATATTTTATTTTGTTTCTTTAATTTTTTAAATAATATAAATAGAATAATAACTATAGACCCGATAAAAACAACATCTAATAATAACATTGCCTAATCATCTCCCTTATCAATTAAGTCTCTTCTAAATTTGTCATCAACTAATGAAAGCATAACACCAAAAGTTTTATAGGTTAAATTTGTTAACCTATCTATTTTTGAATCTAGAGCCTTTATATAATATAACCCACCAACAATAGCAAGTCCAGGGGCGCCATATTGTTTAAATATTGCTATTAGCAGATCAGCAAACTCCATTATTAATCCTTATCTTTTTTCTTACTCAATTTCCTTTTTACAGGTTTTTTTTGTAAAGGACCATCATATCCAGCTACGTTTGCTGTCGTATTAGAAACTATTTCTGAAGTAATAATTTCATCATCAGACATTTCGTCTATTACTTGTTTTATTAATTCTCTTAATGTGTCTTTTGTGACTTTCATTTAACCTCTCAACCTTCTTATATATAAATATTATTCTCTTCTACAAAAGTCAAATTATGTATCAATCGACACATAAGATACTCATTTTTATTTCTTGTTTTAATTAGTTCATAATCTGAATATTGTTCTCTATAGAATTTACTTAATTTCTCTATAAATTCTTTATCCGGATTTATATATTTTCGGATTACTTGGTATCTGTTTTCTTTAATATCAATAATCTCCATTAAATTTCCTCACCAAAATTCCTAAATGTGTTAGATACTTTAAATTTTCACCAGTTGTTCCATATTTTTCATCGAAAATTAATTCCTTAATACCAGCATTAACAATCAATTTCCAACATACATCACACGGGGACAATGTTAAATACATTTTCTTATCACATGGATTCGTTGTGTCAAGTTTAGTCAGAGCATTCATTTCAGCGTGAATACATGTACATCGACTATTAAATGCTTGACCAGTTCCATATTCACAAGAATTATCGTCACCCTTTGCTGAACCGTTATATCCAAGAGCTAATACTCTTGAATTATCAGATGATACAATAACACACCCAACTTGTCTATTTGGAGTTTTACATGTTGATCTTAAAGCAATGGACTTTGCAAGATCCATCCATATACTATCCCAACTTATTGCTCTATTTTCTGCTGGTGTACAATATGGACACGAATGGGGTGGGTCCATTGGGTTTGCAGTATATACTTGTGTGTCCATACAATATTCACACATAACTTTACTTCTTGGGTCTGTCATTTTGTTTCTCCAATTCACCAAAAAAATCTTCTGCTTGTTTCATAACATCTTCAACTGATCTTCCCCTGAATTGCATTCCATATGGATGAGTGTGAGATTGAACCCAACCTTTTGTTGATTTCCACATTCTTGGTGCTTCTGGAAAATGTAATGTCCAAACATATTCCCACATTTCAGAGGCACGACCAAAAGGTTCAAAATCACAATGACAAAAAAGTTCAACAAAGGTTTTACCCATTCTTTCTGGACCTGGAATATTAATTCCTCCAGCCATTCTTCTTAATTCATCCCAACGTGTTCTCATTTCATTTTCTCCTTATATTCTGCAATAACATTTTTAACAGAGGGAATAAGATCAAACTCCTCAAGTTGATCTAATACTTGTTTTCTGAAATATATGTCATAATCGATTTCGAAAAGATCCGGATTTGTTTTTGCCTTTTCTAGATCCTCCTCAAGTAAGCAAATTGCTTTATTTCTTTTTCCTTTGGGAAGATGATCTTCACATTTTGAAATAACATAAAACAAATATGGATTATGTGTATGGTTTATATTGCAACCTAAAATTTCATTTGCCCATTTAGCAGCAACTAAATGTTGTGGCTGAGTTTTATCATAAGCATCGAATCTTTTTCCAAATGCTTTAGTTATTCCGATATTTTTTAGATCCTGAAGCTTTATCAATTTTTTGATTGTTTCAAGATGTTTTATCTGAAGAGCATCATTGACTGCCAATTCAGAAAGAACATCTAATTTCTTTTTTAGGAATTCTGGAGTATCTTTTCGAATGATATTCAATCCCCGAATATACTTCTTTCGGGAATTACGAATAATCCCATAATATCTTTTCTTAACACCAATTTTTAATTTATCATCATAACCGAAATAAATTCTTTCTAGATCTTTTTCATATTCCATTTCAAGAGTAAGATAATCTTCAAAAGATTCTATTTCCCCATTATTATATTGCTGAGCAAATTCAATAACTTCACTTCCATTGAATCGGTCAACCCACATATTAATTTCGGTAGCAGTTTTCCCATTTTGAAGAGCAAATTCAGAGTCTGTATCTTGGTATATAACTTCCATTCCTTCTTTTTGCAAACTTTCCTGGGCAAAATATAATGCTTGTCTAGCAAAGTAAGTAATAGAATCAGCACATTCAGGTTTATATAATCTAAAATAATTAAATCCTAAAGCACCATAAGCAGAATTAAGAATCAATTTAATTGCTTGCTGATGCTTATCTAAAGTATTCAATTTATGTTCATCAGATTCATTTCTCATTTCGGATTTGATTGCTTTTCTTTCTTCATACATCTTTTTAAGGATCTTGGGAAAAATCCCCAATCTATGACTGTGAGAATAAAACAAGTATCTATTTCCAAATAGTTCTGTATCATATCCTGTATCGATAAATGGAATGTTTCTTTTGTTTAAATTCTCGATAACATCATCTATTGTTAATCCTCTTCTTTCAAGTTGCTTATCTGAGCAAATGAAAGTCTCGGGAGAGATATTAAACGTCATAATGGATGTTGGATAAAGCGAAGCAAAGTCAAAAATAGCTACATCCTTGTGAAGACCCGGTTTAGGATCCATCACATGTGCACCCATATATTTCTGTCTAGATGAAGTTGAACGAGTTGGGAAAACATATTCTCCGTGGCTTTCAGTCAAAATAAACTTATCTACAACGGACGATTTAAACATAACTTCACCGAGCGTAGTAATGTTTGTAAGTTTCTGAATCGTGCAGTACAGGTCAAAAATCTTTAGTTCTTCATCTATTTCTTTAAGGATCTCGACATCCCTAAGACCGTATTTTATAAAGCCCCCAAAATTGTCCATCCAATCTGCCCAAGTAACTTCAGTAAGCTTTTCAATATCAGGATCTTGAAGGATTTCTTTTGCAGCAGTGGCAAGTTTATAATTTGGAAGATTATATCCAATGTCTTTTATTGCTTCAAGCATATCAATGTGATCAACACCACTGATATAGGTTTTCCAGTTTCCCTTTTTTTGATAGTGATTTACTTTTCCTATTGGAGATAAACGATTATAGTCAATGTTTAATCTGGAACATCGATTAAGAATATATGGTAAGTCAAATCCAGCAGACCACCATCCAGATATAATATCTGGGGAATATTCTTCAAAAAAAGCAATAAAGGATTCAATTACTCCACGTTCGTCTTTACTAAAGATATAAGTTACTTCTTCATTCTGGAGAATTTTAGGAACTGAGAAATCCGAAGTCTTTTCCGGATGCCAAGCAAACAAAAAGTATCTCTGAAACCTAGTAGAGTAAAGCTGAATAGAAGTGATGGGAGCATCAGGTCTTTCTGGAGTAGAACTTATATCTTTTGCCCATGTTTCAATATCAAAATATAGAATATGTCTTTCAGATGAATCTGCCCATTCATGTTTTATTTCCATAAGGTATTTAAACTCGGGGGGAACATCTGCTTCATATACTGATTCAGGATATTGAGATACAACTTGATTTTTTTCTTTTATTGATCTGTATTCAATTTTACGAGTCGGTTTTCCATAAACCGACATATAATCCCCATAGTCATTTTGATCTAATTTATTAAAGGGAATTAAATTTGAAACTTCTTCGGAATTAAAATAAAAATAATCAGTAAAATCGGACTTTACTTTTACAAATTCCCCTTTAGGAGTATAGCCAAATTTATGGATATTCCATCTCCCATAATTAAACGAAGAACATATTCTAGAAATTTTATATGTTGTGTTTGCCATAACCTCTCCTAATAAAAATGGTATATAATACAATTATACACCACTTATCAACAAATGTAAACAATTTGTTCTATAATCCAGTAGATCCAAACCCCCCTGAACCCCTAGGAGTATTATCAAGTTCATCAACTTCTTCTGGAGTCCCACACCAACAAGGAACCAAAAGCATCTGTGCAATTTTTTCACCTTCTTTTATTTCAACGGGAATTTTTGAATTATTAAATAAGTGAACATGAACTTCTCCACGATACCCCGAATCAATTACACATGCACCAACATCTAATTTATCTTTAACAGCCCTACCGGATTTTTCTTTTACAATTAATGCCCAATTTCTTGGTATTTCACAAGCCCATCCAAGAGGAAATAAGTAATCACCCTCGGGAGCAATAACAACATTGTTCATTGAATATACATCCATACCAGCATCAGTTGAATGGGCTCTTGTTGGTAATTTTGCTCGTCCATTTAATTTTTTAATTTTCATCCACATTAACATTCTCCTTTAAAAATTCATCAATAATTTCTAATTGTTTTTCTAAATCCTCATTAGTTGTATCTAACCAAAGAACCGGCATTTTAGAAAAGATCAAAAAATAATTTTCATAGAGTTCTTTTATTTCATCAATCTGATTTTTTGTTACAAACTCATCTTCAAAATCATCATATTTCTTTTTAGTACAATAAATGGTAACTGCTCCTAATTCTGCATATTGGCTTTCTAGGTCAGCCAAAATAATGGGATATGTATCTCTTTTAAATAATTTAGAATAAACCCATTCAGTGATATAGTTTCGATCTAAAATTAAACCACTACCTTGATTTTCTAGCATTTTAGCAAATTCAGGAATTTCAGAATAATAATATCGTAGAATATATTTCCAGTGATCGGGATTTCTTCTTAATGTTTCATCTACATTACTATATCGCCAATATTCTAGATTATAAACCTTGGCCAAATATTTTGCAATTGTGGTTTTACCACAACGATCTGGGCCTTCCATATGAATGATCATTAAAACCTCCTAGTTAGTTTCAACTATTATATTACAAAAACCTATTAAAGTAAATTATTAACCCCTAATTAGCATCATATTTTCGGGGAACTTAAAAAAAATGATATTGTCTGTAATTTGAAAGTTTTTAGCTTTCTCACCACATTTACAAATATCATTTTTTTCGATTAGTTTATCCCCTACTGGAATAGTGTAAGATCCCTTACACTTCTCACAATAGTATTTCATTTTTTTCCGATCTACATCTCTCTGGATGTGGTTAATCGTTCTATATTTTAAGTTACTTTAAAACCAAATTTTTTCATATCTTTAACAAACATTTGTTTATCTTTTTCATCAAAATTATCAATTGCATCATCAATTGTATATTCATATCCAGGTTCTGTGCTTATTCCGTATCCCTGTAACATCCCTATAAAATTTCTAGATTTTTTAAAGTCATAATTGTTTGCATATTCAGTTGCATTTTGAACTTTTTGTTTGTTAATTTTTACTTCATTTAATTTATTATTTAATTGTATTTCTAAATAAGGTTTAAATCCCTCTTCAAGATTTTTATTTCTACGAATCCTATACCCCATTCTTTCACGAACAGATTTCTTATTACCAATAGCGATAACATTTACTTCGGATTCTCCAGATTCTTCATTGATAGCATCTGAAACATGAACTGCGATAAATTTGCCTTTCATTTCAGAATCCTCATACATAATATATGATCCCTCAATAACTTCTCCATTTTCTTTTCTTAGCTTTCCGCATTTTTCAGCGACAATTGTACAGCTGTCTTTCGTGCGGGGATCATCGTATTGTAAATCGACTAGCTTTTTAAGTGATGGATAATGTATATTAAAAGATTCATCAAATTTATATCCCTTTGCCCCCATAGATTGCACTTTTGTTTTTGGATCAAGAGTGTATGTAACTTTTGATTTACTTGTTCTATATGTTTTATTTCCAGTTTTAATAAGAATGGCATTATCAGGATCATTAAACATTCTAAATTCAGATCCAATTTTTAATTTACCAAATAAAATATATGTTGACGTTATTTCGTTCATATCGTTCATATCGTTTAATCCCCTTCGACTTTATAAATATGCTTCAAGGGATTCTTAACACTTGCTCTGATATATTTTCTATAGCCTTTTTGAACAGCACCTTTGGTACTCCTCATAACTATATCATAAAGCTCTTCGCCATTAATCCCTGGGTATTTCTTTAAAATATTATTCAGTCTCATTAAATACCAATCGCTCAGGTAATTAGTATTTATTCCTTCGATATATTTTATCTTATCATCATAAAAAACTAAAAGCTTTGGTTTAGGATCATTTTTCCAGCCGCCAACTTGACCTGGTTTTTGTTTACGCCCATATTGAAATTCCAAAATATCACCAGTATTAAGTTGTTCGGTTAAAGTAACAACTTCTCTAACATAACCAGGTTTTATTCTACGAAGATATCTTACCGGTTTCCTTTTAATTTTCTTTTTGGCTCTCTTCATAACGTTTCACCATTTCCTTTACATATTCATTTTGGAGTTGTTCAATAAAATCCCTTCTTTGGTTCATTTTAGCTCTTAGCTTTTCTTTATGTTGTTTTGCATATTTTCTTTTTTTAGAGGCTCTTTTTTTTGCTTTGTTATTTCTTATTTCATTTGCACTTTTTTGTTTTCCCATAATAACTCCTTAGATTGAACCAATCTTAATCAATTATTTGTCATCTGCTTCGAAACGGTTTTGTATCCATATTATAATCGTGGGATAAGAAATCATCAGTTATATCCATTTCATATCCATGGGCACGTTCGTATGTTTCATTGAATATTTTTTCTTTACATGGATAAAATTCTCCATCAATACCTTTGATTATATAATCCCCGGGTTTTGATATGAGTTTCCCTTCAAGGGTTTTGATCACAAGATCATTATGATCAAAAAATCCATTTCCATCAACGAAACCAATAATTTCTTCTTTATTCTCACCAGTCCATTGAATTGCTTCAACAATGACTGGTTTCTTTCTGTACATTCCCATATTATTTTCCTCTCTTTCGATTAAGTTCAAAAATTCTTCATCTATTGCTTTTGCTATTTGCTTGTCTATTGAATCAATAATAAAAAATGAATCATCGATTTTTGTATCAACCTTTGTCATGTGTTGAAACATGTTTTTTGGTAAATCAAATATCATACAATCTCACACGCTCCCCCTGAACAGGCAACTTCACCCTTAAGGTCTGTATTGTCTGTGTGTTCAATTATACTCTTTAAGTTTACTTTTGTGAGTGAATCGAACATCTCATTATATTTTTCTTCTGTACATTCTTCAAATGGTGCTTGGATGTAAGATCCACCATCATAAGGCAACAGAGAAATTCCATTATAACAATCACGATTATCCCACATCCAATTGAAGACTTCAATCCATTCTTCAGGTTTGATTGAAATGGTTGCAGAAATATTGTGTTTATTCATACCATTTCTATGGCCGGGTTGAATCCAATTTCTATTGATATATTTTATTCTCTCAAGCAAGTCAATAGGAGATTCAGTCCTATAGATAGCTTCTGCTGGTGCTTTTTGTGGAACCTGAATAACTGCCGTATCATGTGGGCTGAAGTATTCATCTTCAACGAGTTCTGGGTGATGTTCAGACAGATATGAATAAATTGCTTCATTCTTTCCAACACGAATTCTGCGAATGTAATATGGTGAATGCCAAGCATGAATTCCAGAACTGGTTCCCAATACAAGTGAACTGGTTCCAGATGGTTTGACACATGTTATTCTTGCCGCTGGATTGATTCCCAATTCAGCGGACAATTGCTCATTTAGCATTTTTGCCTTTTTTGCGGCTTCTTTGAGATCAAAGTCAAAAATTCTTTTACTGGCAATTCCAGTTAAGGACACGCCAAGCAATGCTTCCTTCTCTGTTGTGCGTTGCCACACTGGACGGAGATAATGGAAGTCTGTGTATGTTGCTTGGAGTGTTCCAATTATTGTTGCCGCTCTTACTCTGTCATTAAGATCTTCTTGTGATACCACGTTTGATACATTGACTTCGGTAAGGTTACAAAACTGATTAGCCTTGAGGGAGATTTCACAGCAGGGATTTGTTCCAACATCTTTGTCATTTGTGAAAAATACTCCGGGTTCTCCAGCATTTGACGCTTCGATTCTTTCTCCCAAGTCCATAAAAAATTCTCTAGTAATTTTCGATCTGGCCAAGACGGCAGAGTTGTTGGCACGACCTCTTTGCGGATTGTGTTCCCACCAGTGCCCAGCTTTAGCCGATAGCATGTCCCCGTCATCTGCGGAGAATAATGATATAAGTGCCGCTCTCCTGATCCCTCCAGCAAGAACTGCATCTGCAATATGACACACAATATCGTGGACTTCGATTGATGTGAGTTGGTCACCATTTTCCTTTTCCTCCAACATTCCTTTAATTTTAACCAAACATTCTTTTAGTGGTTGTGGACCTGGAGCTTTACCCCCAGAGGTCACAAGTTCTGCACCCTTTGGTCTAATATCAGAAAAGTCAAACTTAAGATTTGACCCACCAAAAAAATAAGACTTCATCAATGCTTTAACTGCGTCTGCCCAACCTTCAATTGAATCTCCAATAAGATATCTGCGATTGCGATTCTTATTCGGTTTCCTAATTTCTGGAAGTTGTTCAATGTGATGATTCTGAACAGAAAATCCTACCCCGCTACCACCTAACAAAAGAAACATGATTTCATGGAATGCTCTCCAATCATCCATGGGTGTGTATGCACAATTGAAAAGTCTGTTAGGTGAAATTTCAATTGGCTTTCCTGCGAACTGCATTGACCTCATTGATGGCACAACCTTTTTATCATAAACAAATTCATATGCCCAATCAATTTGCTCCTTAAGTTCTGGAAATTTCTTAAGATGCATTTTCTTATTTCTATCCACAAGCTCTTCCCAAGTTTCTCGTCTGTTCTCTTCTCTCACATATTTTGCATATTTCATGTGAACTGTAATATCAGAGAGTATTTCATTTGAAAGATTTTTCATTCTGTATCTCCATTACTTATATTCATATCCAATGTTCTTAAGATCTCATTTAAATTATTGTTTGAAGTTTCAGTTGGGGCTTGACTTTGAACCCTTTCAACTGCTCTATTCATTGCAAATCTACGATCTTGTTCTCTTAATTCTTCTTCATCAAAACCTTCCGAATCAATTGTAAAATTGACTAATGAAGTATCAAATTCTCCCGTAAAGGGAAGTTTATCGGGACCCAATCTACTCTTTGCAATATAATAGCAAGCTCTTCCCTCATCAACAAGAGCTTGTGATCGACCAATTGATATAACTAAATCTGCAACGAATGCTTTTGCTGCTGATTCTGAAATTGTTTTTAATCCCACTATTGAAGTATCCCAGCCTTCTCTATTTGTTTGAGAAGCTGACCATAAAGGAATATCTCTAGTTCCAGCCATCCCTCTTAATTCTTCAGTTAAGCTTTCAAGCTCAAATCTTTTATCCCCATATCTATTAGTTGGTCTAAGAAGATCAACATAATCAACAAAAATAATATCAGGAATAAAACCCTTATTTTCTAGCATTCGTAAATGATTATTTAATGTTTGAATTGAAGCTGTTTTAGTTGGAAAATTCTTGATTATTAATTCTGGTTTAATCTGATGTTTGTTTCTTTCTTTAGTGATTTCATTTTTGATTCTGTTTCTCAATCCACCATCAATATCTGTTAATAAACTTGATAAAGGAATTCCTGCAATCTTTGAATCAATTCTAAGTCCTACTATTTTTTCTGATAGTTCTAAAGTATAGTAAAGAACTTTTTTACCTTGCTTATATGCTTCAGCAGCAAGATGAACTAAAATCATAGATTTACCAATACCAGTTCCTGCTAAAATAAGACCCAATTCTCCTCCCGATAATCCACCGGAAATAACTGGATCTAGCATTTGGAACCCTGTAGCTATAGGAAATCTTCTTTCCATAACTCTTTTATTCATATCGTGGAAATAATCGTGACCAATATTTTTCTTTTCTCCTGCAACCATTGCTTTTTGAAAGATAGAATAAATCTCATCGTATTTTTCTTTTTTAACTAATTCAACGGATTCAAAAATAGCATTTCTAAATGCTTGTTGCTTACAAAATTCCACTGTTTCATCTATAACATGAGCTTTATCAAGTAAGTTGGTTTTAAACTCAATATCAGAAACTAACGAAGTCATATATTCGGATAAAATTTCATCTTCTTTATATAATTTTGCTAACAGAGTTCTTAGATTTTCGAAAGAAGGTATTGTTCCATATTTTTCATTCCATCTCATAATTAATTGAGCTATGGTTCTATGGTTTTCTTGACTAAAAAATTCTGGCTTTAGAATCTCCAGAACTTGAATAGCGAAATCAGAATCAGTTACCAAATGATATATAATTTTAGATTGAAAGTTTTCTCCAAACTTTTCAAAACTGGTCATTTTTACCTCTTAAAATTTTGCAACAAGTTTAACTGTTGGTTTATTAATACTTTCACCAAAGACCCATTCTGTTGATACAGTTGCATGGGTTGAAAAATCCAAATAACATCCATAAGTCCAAGCATCACCAGTTAAATCATAATCTTGTAATGTTTGTTCAATATAATCTAAATGATAATATCCTAATGTTAAACCTAAGACATCAAATATGCCCGGGGCAAATACTGATCTGATCCAAAAATCACCATTATCTGGACACCATTCTAATACATTCGACATATTGAATAATAGGGAGGAAAAATAAAATTCATTATTAAGTATTAACTCCTTCAAATATTCACTATTTGCATAACTTATCGATATAACTTCTCCCCCGCCCAATAATATTAATTTTGATTTAATGCTATAATTGGCGTGATCAATATATGCCCCTTCAAACTTTACTATATCATACATAGTAGATAAATGTAAACCATAGTCACGATAATCTTTTCGAGGATACAAAATAAATACGCTAGTTGACGGATCATCCAAATTCATATAACCAAATGGAACAGCAACTTTACCGATATGAATTAATAATCCGTCATAATTAAACTTAATATAAGCTTCTCGTAATTTTAAAGTTTCAGTACTGTCCATTGAAGCTGAAACAAAAGCATTATCGGAATCTAATGTTCCCCCAAAATATTGTAAATGGGAATTTGGATCTTCGCTTTTATTTGTAACATCAATATTTCCCAAGATTGAAAGATCCCCTGATATTTCTTGAGCTGAACAGTTATGATAAAACAAAAGACAAATTATTAATATCAACATACCCAAAAAAGTTCCCCCGTCATAACTATTTAAAAAAACTAAGATTTTATTTTTCATTTATTTCTCCCATATAATGTTAATTTACTAAACATAGTTGACCAATCAGTGAGATATTTTACGTTATTATACATTCCATCATTATAAAACATAGCTCTTAATTTAGTTTTACTAAAGGGTGTAACATCTTCTTCAATAACCCGATTTATTAAATCCTTAGATTGCTGAGAAATATCAACATCTGATAATTGCATTATATTATAATTTAATTGTAATTTACTTTCATTTTCTATCAATAATTTGAATTTATTCAGCATTGATTTTGTATAGACTTTAGATCCACTATCAATTGCATGTTGACATATTTCTAAAAAATCTTGAATTGAATCTATTCTTGTATCAACTATTTCCGGTACCATTTTTATTAGAGTTTTAGGACCAATTCCTTTTATTCCTGTAACATTATCTGAAGCGTCCCCTTGGATGCACTTTAGATAGATATAATTATATGGCGGGATGCCGTGTTTCTTAAAAAATTTCTCTTCATTCAATAATTTTTTTGTGATGGGATTATAACAAAAAACATTTTCATTTATTAGCTGTTGATAATCAGCGTCTGATGAATAAATTACTATTTGAGTTTCCTCATTATTCATTACATTAGAAATTTGAGCTATAACATCATCTGCTTCAAGATATGGAATCGAAATAGTTTTTATAGGCAAGACAGAAAGATATTCATCTAGTCTTCTTTTCTGAAATGTCCAATTGTCTTTTTGATCTTGTTCATTTAAAAAGTCATAGGCCCGACAAGCTCCTCGGGCCCATTCCTTTTTTCTATTAGCTTTATATTCCTTCATCATCATTTTTCTACGTAATGCAGCATTTTCCCCGTCTGTTATAACGAATACATCAGTGGGATTTGTTTTCTTGATAAAGGATTTAATAGAATTTAAACTACCAACGACTGCCCCAAAATGCTCTTCATTTTCATCAGTCAAAGGGCAAACTTGCCAATTTCTTATAAAGAGATTGTAATAGTCTATTAGAACTATTCTTCGTTTTTTCAACTGTATTGTCCCTTCTTAAGAAGACGATGGGCTTCATCTATACTTTTATCTTTAAGAGCTTCAACAATTAAATCAGACATTTCATTCATGAGCTGATTTAGTCTCAAAGAATATATAACATTGTCATTATATTCAGTAACAGTCGTGTTACGTGTTGCAATAATCTTTCCATCCATTTTTAATGTAACTAAAAAATTGTGGTTTTTGTTTGAGTTTGTCATATTTAAATCCCTTCGTCTTCATCTGATTCTTCTTTTATTAGTTCATCTGGATCTGGAGCATTATCCGGTCCAATTATATAATATCCTTCTAATAATCTAACCACTTCATTGTAGAAATTTTTATCTTTAACTAGATCATTAAAAACCTTTTTTGTAAATTCAAGTTCTTCCCCTTCGGAAGTTATAAATCCATATTTTTGAGCTGAAATTTTATTAAACAGTCCAGAAGTAATTCCCGCTTCCCAAAGAGTAGCACCAATATCAAACCATGCACCAGGTTTTGAACCCCAACGAATCGTATGATATGTTGTTCTCATAGGGGGAGCAATTTTGTTTTTCTTAACTTCACATTTAATTTCTCGCCCAATTTCATCCTTTGTTTTAGGATCTTTGATCTTTTTATAATGAGAAAGTCTCAATCTAATACTAGCATGATATGGAATTGCTTTTCCTCCGGGGGTCGTGAATTTTTCAGCATGCCCAAAACTACTAATATTAGTTCTTAATTGATTCAAAAATACCAAGCAAACATTATGAGCACTGCAAAGAGGAATATACTTTCTAAGTCCTTTAGATATAACTCTAGCCGCCATAGCAATAGTTTGTTGATCATAATCACCCTCCACTTCTGCCTTTGTTGAAGTGGCTGCAACTGAATCCCAAACAATGGTTATAGGTCTTTCTTTTCCTGCTCCTGATGCCACAATTTTTCCAACAATAGTCTCCATAGCAGCAAAAACTTCTTCAACACAGCCACATTGGACATATACTAATTTATCAGTATCAACCCCAACTTCTTTTAAAACTTCCATTGATGCAGCATGCTCTGTATCAATAAAAATTCCAATACCCCCTTTTTTCTGAGTATTGGCTAAAACATAAGATGCAAGTAAGGTTTTACCAGCACCTTCCCCTCCTGATATTTCTGTCAATCTTCCAACTGGTAAACCCCCATTGGGCTTATTAGATAAACACATATCTAAAAGAGGATTTCCCGTTGAAATATAATCTTTAATGTTTGAAGATGATTGCCACAAATAAGATGCCTTGGCATTTGAACTTTGTTTCTTAAATGAAGACGATAAAGCATCAATCATTTCGTCTTCAAAAGAATCTTCTTTTTTTACCATATTTACTCCAACTTTAATATTGGTTTAAGGTGAGTTTCTAAGTATTCAATAATGGTGTTTAAAGGAACATCTCTTAAAGCTTTTTCAATTTTATAGAACTTTTGTTCTTCATAACCAGATCCATCTGAATTATATTTTAAAATTTCAAATGTATATGAAAAAGTTTTATCGATATCAACATCCTGCAAACATCTTGAATCTATAGAAATAGGAACACATTCAATACCATAGGGAACGACGGTCGATCGACCGTCATCCCCCATAGAAATAACCGAAACTAATGATCCATCAAGACTTTTAAATCCACTTCCGCGAATTATCTTGATGTTATCTTTTTTAGTCATTATTAATCTTCCTCTAGAAGAGCATCAAGTTCATCAATATCAACGGTTGAAGCTTTAACTGAGGTACTAGGCTTTTCAGTCTTTTCCTCAAAAACATCATCCATATCATCTTCAAAGGAACTTTCATCTTCTTCGGTTTTAAGCTTATTTACAATTTCAGATAGCTCTTGATAAGTCATAAGGGGAAAGGCTTCTCGATCCTCCTTATAATCAGGAATACTCTTCAAAAGCTTTTTCAAAAGAGCAGTGTCTTCAAGTGCTGGTGATTCTTTAAATTGAACCTTGCAAATAGGCTTTGGATAAGTAGTGTCATTTCCTGGCGCTCCAACTGGAATTTGCTTGACACTTAAATCGTGACCAGTTTTAAGATCTGCAATATCCCCTTCTTCAACTGAAGTAGTCAAGAGATCCTCATAAATTTGTACACCATAACCATAAAGCTTAACCCCTAGTTCTTCTTCTCTACCCCGAACAATTACGGGGGAATAAGTACGAATTTTTGCTTCTAGTTGTTTATGAATCTTCCAATTTTCCTTTCCTCCCATTGAAAGAAATTCTGCTGACAATTTACAAATGGGACATGGCTCGCCAAGATTTTCCTGAGGACAGAAAATAGATCTATAGCCAGCAATATCATAATGCCAATAGATTTCAATATATGGATCTTTATCCGGATTGTGAGGATAAGGTAGAATTCGAATCATCTGTGGCTCTTCAGTTTGCTTAAGAAAAATATTTGATCCGCCGCTTTTGTTTTGAGATTGAAGTTTGTTTAGTTTTTCTTTGAGTGCTTTTATGTCCATATTGGACCTCCTATAAAGTTGTACCGCTGATCGCTGTACGTTGAGTTGTGGCAATATTACCACTGTTGTAAACGTGCCCTATTTTAACACGTTGTTTGGAATTTGTAAATCTTTTTTTATTGGTTTATTTTGACAAGTTGAATTTTTAGAATTTTAAGTTTCCCGTTTTTAATTATCATTAAAGAATTTTTAAAATCTTCCCAATGAAGAGCATATTCTTTTTTAAAAACCCCACCATTTTTTTTCTTAATAAGTTCGTTCATAGCATTTAAAGAATATAATGTATTAGTTTGTTTTTTTCTGTGAATAGAAATAGTATTTGGCCAAATTGAATTAAATTTAATATTGGTATAATTTGGATTTAAATTATAAGTTACAATCAATTCTTCAGTATCCTGGATTTTAAATACAAAAATTTGACTTTTTTTTATATTTAAAGTTTCGGATATTTTATCTAATGCTAAATAGATTTGGTCTTTGTTTATAAACGACAATAGAAGTATTGATTTCATATTTTAATTGAGTTTCTTAAGTTTATTTAAATTCTTTCCCACTAAAACTGAGACCTCTAAGTTATAATTATTCTCAGTCATTATAGTAATTATTTCCTCTAATTCTAAATATATATTTAATTTCTTTAAATCAAAAAATAAAGAATCAAATCGGTGTAAGATTACATTTAAGTTTTCTTGATTTAATTTGATGATAGTATCAATCAGGATATCAGAACCAGTAGATTGTATCATGTTATTAAATATATTTCTTTTTTCTCTTGGAAACACTTTTCTTCCATAAGGATTAATAATATATCCATTTTTTTCATACATTTCTAAATGGGGTTCTAAAAATTTATCTTTTGCATTATTAAAGTCCTCCATCATATCAAGATAATCCTTTATATCCCCCCCTACATAAAATTTTTGGTTGATAGTTTCTTCTGATGCTCCATAAAAATAAGCATTGTTTAATATTTTAGCATCATTACGAGTCATTTTTAATTTTTTACTTACTATTGTGTGAATGTCCCCATCAAATGAGTATCCTATAAGCTTTGACATAATTGTCGGTTCGAATTGTTTAAAATCCAATTCAACTAAAATACCTTCTCTTCCATATTTTGAAACAATACAATTTAAAATATCCTCATCTGAAAGAGTGATTAGATTTAAATTCCCGGGAGTAGTAAACATCCTAGCAGTAATCTTATCTTTAGAACTATATTTGGTTTGAATATATCCTGTATCAATAGAATTAATCAGATATTGATTTCGTTCTTTTGTTGGTCTAAGCTTATTTATGATCTTCAAAGCCGGGACATTTACATAAATTTTACTCTTACCCAAGATCTGTTCTGCCTTAGAAGCAGCAATTAATCTATCATAATGTCTTTTGGTATCATTCATTGATACGTTCTCCTTAAAAACCATATGTTTTTCTTCATTTTTTTTGTCTGTACTCAATTTAGTTCTTTCCTACGGACTATAGTATGGACAAAGATTTAAATCATAAAAAACTGTGAAAAAGGGTCTTAGAATAAAGGTCATGTTTCAGAAAATAAGTAAGAACCATTTCTTTTGAAAGAGGAATAAACGAAGAAAATGTTCTGATTATCTTTTGAATATCTATAGATTCATTTTGACTAGCCAAAGATAAATCTTGAAATGAGATCGGAGTATTTTTTATTCTAGTAAAATCAATGTCATTTGTAGAAAGAACTACACATCTATTTTCGAAATAATTCAACAATTCGTAATAGAAAGTTTCTGGATCAATTCCAGCATAAGTCAGATTGTCCATTTGAAAGGAATGAATAATACAAGCATTATCCCAATCCCTTTTTTCTGCAATGTAAATTTCATGTTTACCTGCATGGACAAGAGGAAAAGGATCTATTTTTTCCAAAAAAGCTTTCAATTCAAAAGATTTATTAAAAATAACATCAATATTATTCGGAACACACCTTAAATGTTTTTCAATGGATTGTGTAATCCAAGAATCAAGCCAACATTTATTTTCAAATTCTTCAATGCTATACGACCAATTTAAAAGACCATTAGTTCTGATGCAATTATTATGAGGATCAATTTCATTTGGATATAATTCTTTTGCTAATTTAAATCCATAAATTAGCGTTGGAATATTTCTTTTAACTTTCCAATGTTTATCTGCAGCATTAATAAATGGAAGATCAAGATACTTCTGAAGACAATCGTCTTTCTTGTCATAAACAATATTACAAATAACCATGGGATAATCCCCCTTTTAATTCGAATCTCTTCTCCACCGATTATAAGGTAAACCCGAACCAGTCTCATTTCTAAGTTGTTCTGCTGCTTCTGTCATTGTTTGACCCTCAGGGATAATATTTATTTCTGAGGTATCCAACTTTCCAAACATTCTTTCAAAGAAATTTAATCCTTCTTCAAATTCTTTTTTTCTTTTTTCCTTTGAAATTTCATCTGCGGCAGCATTATTTGCAGAAGATGAAATTCCTTTTTCAAGCCTGATAGCTTCGAATTCAGTTGTAAATTGGTTTCCATTTACTTTATGAGTGAAAGAAATAATTTTATAGTTACCAGTAAAAACCGAACTCAAAAATTCTATATTAACATTATCATAATAAGTTAATTTTGGGGCTCCGATCATTTCAACAGTAATCTCTTTAGAAGTTTTTTCTAAGAAATTGTAAATACTAAGTTCTTGATCTGCTGCATCATTTTCAGCCAGTCTTTTTGCTTGAGAGATTGAAGCAAGAGTTTGCTCACCTTTATTTGTACTAGCCTGAACTGATAATACCACATTTCCGACCTTTTGTAAATTAAAATATTCATCTGAATAATCTGAACTATTATATTTGTCTGAAATTTGACCATCTTCTTTTACTTCAAATTCCGAAAACCCGGCTCCCTGAATAGCCCCAATTGGTATTACTAATATAGACAGTCCGGACCTTTTAACTGAAATTTGGGGAGCAGGAACCATTTGTAAAGCTTTTTCATTTAATAAAGCTGACAAATAAGCTTGAACAGAAGTTCTATCATTTGCACTTAATTCTTCATAAAGCTTTTTAAGATTATTTGTTTTAATTAATTTTCCATTCCAAGATTTATTATAAACTTCTAATCCTTCTTCAGGGGTTTTTGCTACAATAATTTTTCTTAAATCAGAAAATGAAGGAATTAAATCAGGAGTAGCCCCTAATATTGCATCTTCCTCTTCATATACCCTTAATTTTTCCAATTGATCTGCTGGTAAATTCTCCGAATTAATTGGCGGAGCAGGAGGAAGTTCTACACCAGGGGGTAAAGGAACATTTTCATTCTGAAAGAAAGGTAAATCAGGAGTTTCAATAATTGGAGGAGGTACAAAGGTTGGGTCATTAATAGCCAATCTTTCTGCTGAAGACAAAGCAATATATCTTTTACAAGAATTCAAAATAGCAGTTACAACATTTCTTAATGTTATAAATCCTAAGGAAGGATCAATTAAATTATCTTCAGAAAAAGAATTTCTCCCATATTGTATATCATATTTTTTTAGATTGGATAATTTAATATAATTCAAAAGAGAAAAAAGAGCCCCATGAAGAGTTAAAGAAATTTCAATTCCTCTAATACTTGTTGAATATTCAATTTGGGATTCACCAACTCTTAAATTTGGAATCCAACAAAAATCATTTTTCTCACCTCTTCCGAGTTGAGCTCCCCAAGTATTATTCAAATTAAATAAATTTTCAATTTCATTATTCAAATCTGGATCTTGGGATAAATTTAAAGTTTGAAAGGGAACAACAAATACTGTAGAAACTATAATATTTTGACCTTCCACTTTAACAGTGAAATCTTTAATTCCTCCTCCAAGAGTTTCAATTCTACTTTTTACTGGTCTTTCAGGATCAGTTCCAATGATATATTTATTTTCTTGATCTAAGTCGGGATTAGTATACCATAGTCGAACATACGAAGAATTTAAGAGACCTTCTATTCTCATTTTAAACCTCTATATCAGATAAAGCAGCAGATAAGGGATATGGAATTCGAATTAATTCTCCCGCTTCAACATCAAATTCAATTTGATATCCATTTGCTTGAAGAATCAACCACCAATATTGAGGATCCCCATACGCTCTATATGAAATACGATCAAACCTATCTTGATCATTTATTTCGATATAAACATCTGTTTCTCTTCTATTTATTTTTTTTGTAAAATCGATATTTGATTTATATTTGTTAATCAAGAGGATACCGCCTTCGAATTAATAGCATAATATCTTGTATCTGTAGAAGGATTGTCATGAAGGAATTTACCGGTTAAAGTAACTTCAACCATTTTAGGTTTTAAATAGCCGGGACTTTCCATATTCAAATCCCAAAGTAGATCATAATTTAAGGAAACCCCATCGAAAATACATTTTTGCTTATTGAACATATTTCCAAGGGTTAACTCACAGAAAGGAACTTCAGTTATAACATCATTTACAATTTTAGGTCTTATTAATTTGTTTAAAAATTCCAAAGCAAATTCCAATTCATAAGCACTAAACAAACTATAAAATTTTATATCTGGAATCCCCATAGCATTATTAGTTCTACTTTGTTCAAGTTCAATTGTTGAACTTTCTAAATCTGAGGCATGAGTTGCAAATAAAATAAACTCAAGAGTAAAACTTCTATCCCCTTTTTGATAAATATATTTGTCTTCAGTTGCATTTATAAAATGAACTGCATCCCAAGTAGCTCCAAGATTTTCATTAAAAGTTTTAATATATGCAGGAAATGCTTGATATATTCCATTTGGATCTTGATATACTCCCGGGGGAGGATTTACAGTTGTATATGTATATGCTTTATTTCGAATAGCAAAAGTAAATCTGTTTATATCGAAAAAATCTGCTGGAGATTGAAGTCCAGGTTCTTTATACCATTTGTTTGGAGCAATTCCATCAGCTGTTTTATGTGTTGCTAATTTAGCTTTGAGTCTATGCTCAGCAGCTATCATTGTTTTTGACACTACATTTTGAAGCATAATTGAATCAGTAAATAAAGTTGCATAAGGCATTTCTTCAAGTGGTCCAACTGCTCTTGGGGGAAGAAGAGTAGAAGCATCGGGAAGACTTCCCGTAATTCCCGGAATTTGTCCTCCACCAAATAAAACAGATTTTGCACTATTAAATGCAAAATTCTCTACTGCCGTTGCTCCTTTTTCATAAAGAGCTTCTACAGCATTTTTTACTGCATTACTTTTATTCAAAGCCCTTTGTCTTTCATATTCTCTTTCTGATTCAGCAGTGATATCATAAGTAGATTCAAATTTATTAATCTCGTCTATTTTACTTTTTAGTCTAGATTGTCCAACATATTCATTATATTTTGTCCAAGGAATTTTTTTCATTATTTCTTACCTGCTTTTGATTCGTACATACTATCCCATAATTTTCTACCATCTAAATCAATTCGAATATTATTTTGTAATGGTACTCCCCCACCTCGACCGGCAGTATTAATATCGGCTTGAAGTCCTGATAATTGTGAATCTGAAATTGATTCCATTGCTAGACTAATTTTAGTTAGAACTTCACCTAACTCTTTAAGTGGTGTTAAATCATTTTGTGCAAATTGTAAAAGTTCTTCTAATGGACGAATCATTGTAGAAGTTCCGCCGAAAATGCTACCTATAAGTCCCCCAACTGTAGCAATAGGCATTAAAGCTATAGCCCCAAATATACTCATAAGGCCTTTTCCAATTAAAGCTAAATCTTCTCCATATCCCAATAAAGGTGAAATACCATTAGAAAAAATTCCCATTGCCCATCCAAAAACGGCAAATCCGACAGAAGCAGCAGCTAAAGCTGCTCCTCCGGCCATTAATGGAGTAGCAATTAAACCTAATCCAGCAGTTATTAATCCAAGAGCAGCAATTGAAGCTGCGGCTAAACCAAATGTTTCCCAACCATTATCTAATTTTTCAAATTCTTGAAAAGATTTAGCCATAACAAATAATGCTCCGGCCATTATTAATACTCCTGCTGCTCCTTGCATAAGGTCTTTTCCTGTAATACCCCCAAAACCCGGACCGCCCGGTGTAGTTGGTGCTGAAGGGGTTGAAGGTGCTGATATAGAAGCAGCAGGAAAAAATCTATCAGCTAACCATCCCGAAACAGATCCAGTTCCCCCCCTTTGATCCATTCCTTTTAATAATAAGGTTTGAGCTGCTCCCGAAAATGCTCCTCCAACGGCTTTTCTAACTGCTTGACTTTTTTGAAGTAAAAATATACCTGTAACTGCTATTGCTATTCCCCTAGTAATTTTAACATGTTCTGCTAGCCATTTAAAAACTGCATCTAAAGCAGGGAAAACCATTGTAGCAATAGGATCTAATGCTGTAAATAAACTCTTCATTAAAGCATCTAATCTTGCAGTAAATCCCATACTTGCTTCTGCCATGTTTTCTAATTCTTTAAGAGCTTCAGCATCACCAGCGATTAATTTATTAAATCCAACTTTTTCCATTCTTTCAAAGGACTTAGCTATTTGTTCCGGAGATTGTCCCAATTTATCCGCAATTACTTCAAATTGTTGTGCTTGGATTGCAGGATCAAATCCTTGTAATTGGGAAAGAAGGTTTATCAAACCTGATTGTTGAGCTTCTGGTCCTCCAAAAGACATGGACATTAATTCCGTACTCGTAGTCATAATTCCCACTCTAGCTAATTCAGCCGAAGCTTTTATAGCATTCATGGGATCCCTCATAGCTTTTAAAGCTGTAGTTGCAGAACCAAGATCTAAACCAATTCCAGTAGCAAATACTGCTAGATCTGCCATTTTTTTATCTGCATTAGCCCCTTGAAGATTGAAAAGATACATGACATTAGCAGCACTTTTCATATTTTCAAATACAGCAGAAGTAGAAACTCCAGCTGCATCAGCCATTGTTGCCATATATTCCATAGTATCTTTGATTTCTAAAGCATCTCTACCGGCAAATAAGGCAAATTGGGAAGTTAATTCTGCAGCAGCTTCAGCAGAAACATTAAATGATTTGGATATTAAAGCTGTTGTTGAAATTAAACCTTGCTGTGAAGTAACAAAATCAATAGAGCCAAATTTATCTGATAAAGCTAGAGTTGTTTCTAAAGATTCATTTAATCCTATTCCATATCTTATAAATTCTTGTCGTTCATCTTGAAGGATGCTCATCAATCCAGTTCTTCGTTCACCATAAACACCAAAAGTTTTAGCTAATTCAAGACGAGCATCATTATATTCTCGGGTCATTTTTTCAAGAGTTAAAATTATATTAGTAAATGAAAAAGTTTTTCCCCATTTTTCTAACATACTAACAAATTCAAAATTTCCACTATTAAAAGCATCAACTCCTGCTACAAAAGAAGCTATAGCTCCACTCATTTTAGTTACGGAACTAGAAAATCCCTTTAAAAAATTCTCTTGATTGCTCATAATATTATTATCAGCCATATTTAATCCTTTTGTTAGATATGAATAAATATCTTGTAACTTCAAGAACAAAAAATTGTTGTGCATATTTATAATTGATAAGAAATAAAAATACCCTAAGAGGTATAAGATTGAATAAAGGAGAACTATAATGGCTGAAATGTTGAGACCAATTCCAGTTGACCTGGAACCTAAAAGAAAAAATAGATTTATACTTGAATTCCCTGCTGACTTAGATTTTGCAGAATGGATGGTTCAAGTTGCTGCAAGACCAAAATTAACTATTGCAGAAAAACAAATTGATTATATGAATACTACATCTTGGGTTGCTGGTAAAACACAGTGGGAATCAATGGACATTAAATTTATTGATGTCATTGGTCCTTCTACTTCCCAAAAGGTAATGGAATGGGTTAGACAACACGTTGAATATTCAACTGGTAAAATGGGATATGCTACCAATTATAAAAAGAATCTTTCTCTGAAAATCTTAGATCCAGCTGGTGAAGAAGTTGAAAAATGGGTCATCTATGGAGCAATGATCACTTCTGTAGATTTTGGGGATCTAGATCATGGATCTGATGATTTAACTGATATTAGTGTATCTATAAGATATGATAGAGCAATCCTAGCTTATTAATTAAAAACAAACAACATTAAAGAGCTCTTATTTGAATTATAAGAGCTCTTTTTTTTATTAAGGGTAAAGTATAAGCCCTTAATTATTTTTTGGTCTTAGGAGTAGTTTTCTTAGCTACTGGTTCTTTTTTTTCCTCTACGACAGCTTTTGGTGCAGGTTCAGGAGCAGGAGGGGTCTCTTTTTCCCCTAAGTATTTACCGGGAGTTTCTCCCCCAATTACTTCTTTATCTCCCGCATGATCCGCTGGAAGTTTAGCTCTATTTCTTTGCCATACGCTTAATCCTGATTTGTAAATTCCCATTATTTTTCCTTTCTATAGATAGTCGGGGTTTTGACGATAATAAAAATCTTCCCAAAATTGCATAAAATAATCTTCCCAATTATCGGGGTCATATCTTTTGGGATTTTCAGGTAGATCCGTTTTATTCATAATCCATTTTTCCATTTTCTTTTCTTGAGATTTTCCTATTCCATCTCTTTCAATTTTATCGGACCATTGAAAATCCTTTCCATATATTTTTTTAAATATATTTTTTTCACGAACAAATTCCGAAAGATCCTCAGGTTCAATATATTTTTTACCTTCATTTAATTCTGAAATACACTCTTTAATAAGCTCTTTCAATTCTGATTTTTTCATTTTTTACCCTTTAAAGCTTGATCTTGTTTTTTCTTTAGTTCTTTTAGTTCTTTTTTTACTCTTTGAATAAACCATTGTCTTGTATAAATAGGCATTCTCTGAGCTTCTGAAATACTTATTTTCCCATAATATGCTAAACTAAATAATTCCTCATAGAAATATTGTTTATGCTCAGCTGTCAGGCCAAAAAAAGCTCGCCTGAATAGGCACAACCTCCTCGTGGATAGATCCACATTCAGAGCATTTAGCTTCTTGTTTCATAACAACTCCAGGCTCTATTTCCTGCAAATATTTTCGGAATTCTTTGGCGTCTTTTACAGGCATACTTTCAGTAAAAGATCTAATATATCCTCGATCTTCATTTCCTTCAACTTCTTGAATTATTCTGAACATCTTTAATGAAAGACTATTATTAATTTTATTTCCAAGCTTTTTCTTCTTAGAAGATACTATATCATTAATTTCTTTTTCATCCTTACTATTTAGAAATCTAAATTTAATTAATTTCTTACTAACTGGTAAAGTAAATTCGAATAAACCATTATCATCAGGCTTAGCTTCTAATTCTTTTATATCCAGTTTAGATAAATCAAATTCATAAGTATAATTTGCTCCACAATCCACACAATTTAATCTAACCGGATATTCAGAACCATATCCTGTAGATCTTAACCAAATAAGAATTGTATTTCGATCTCCCAAACATAATTCATCTACATCAATCTGTTTGTCTCGAATAACGGATTTTAATAAAACTGGAATCATTAACCCCGTTTGAATTAAATTTGGAGAAGTTAAAATATCCTCGTGAATTGCTGTCAGATAATTTATTTCAAGTGTTTCTTTTTTATATAATTTGGATTCTGGTGAATAAACTAATCCTTTTGAAGGTAAACTTATCACATCAAAAGCCATTTCTAAATCTACCGAAGAACCTGCTGGCTTCATTTTGCCAGGATCATGTAAATCGCTCATTTAAATAACTCCTTATTTGTTTTATTTTCTTGGTGCTTTTATTTCTATCTTAATTACTTTATCTCCCCTTGGGGTAGATACTTTTACATTAAGTGCAGACTTTGAGCCAGCCCCAGATCCCCCTACACTGTCAATACTCTTCACTTTAAAACGGGCATCGTATTCGCTTTTTAATTCTCTATTTCCGAATTTATCAATTCCATATGAACATATATTCGAAAAAACATCAGCCAAATATCCATAGTCAAATTGAGCATCATCTTCTTCTTTAGCTTCTTCAAGAATGCATTCTTTAATAATTTCTTTTAATTCAGACTTTTTCATTTATTCTCCTAAATATAGGGGAGTCCGAAAACTCCCCATTATGTTAAATTATTCCTCAAACACTGCACCAGTTGGCATAATGTTGAAGTTAATCAGAATTGCTTCTGCTGATTTTGTTGGTTTAATATAAATTTCTCCAACCATTTGACCACGATCGATCATATCTGGAGTATTGGTTGTTTCATCCATTTTTACACGGAAGTCATATAGTCCTTGTTTGATCTTAACTCGATCGAGAACTGGTTGAACCATATTCTTGAAACGATCCCAAGTTTTAGAATCATTTTGTTCGAATACAAGATAACGACTTGCTCCAGCAATTACTTTTTCAATATAAAGAAGCATTCTTCTTACATTGATTCTGTCCAAGGCTGTTGTTCTAGTTTGAAGAGTCTTTTGACCCCAAACAGCATAACCTTGTCCAGGTAAAGTAGCAATTGGATTGATCTTATTAGTATAAAGATCATCCCGATCGTCTTGAGTTAATTTATATTGAGTCTTGATAACATCAGTTAATAATCCACGGTTCATTCCTGCTGGAGCAAACCATGGGTAAGAAACTTGATCGGTATAAGCAATGGCTTCCAACACTTGTGGGGTTGGAGGAATCATTACGTCTTGCATGTTATCAGAATCATAAATCTTGACATATGGCCAATATGTTGCAGCATAGTTTGTATCAATACTAGAATTTGAAGGAACATTAGCTGCTCCAGCAACTGTGGTATAGTTACTTGGGAAATCTCCAACATAGAAAGTATCAGCTCTTAATTCTGCAAGAGCAATAGCATTCTGACCAATAGTATTATCAAAAGCAACACCAGGTACTGCTAGTAAGTTGATATCATAATCTTCTGTACTTGAAATAAGATCAAATGCAGTTTGATATGAAGCAACAAGAGAATCAGTTGGTGTTCCAGATAAAGTATATCTTGTTTGAGCACTTTGTACCCAACCATCATTTCCTCCCAATAGAGGTACACCAAACTTCATATAAGTTTTACCTGATGGAATATAATCCACAGTTGGAACTTGATATAAAGTAGCATTTGAACTAGTATTCAAGTGGAATCCTGTCAGAGTTTTATCTGAAGATGCTCCAATATTCCATGAACTTGACCAACCACCCATAATATGATCTGGATCAATAGCATCAAAATTTAATCCTAAAATCTGTTTCTTAAGTGAAGTAGTTGTTACATAAGTTTTGTCCATTGGCCATTGTGGGAATCCAGTTTGTCCACTCCAAGGTGCAGAAACTCCATTGAATCCATATGGAAGAGCCGTTGCTGGGGCTCCAGCTTCAACAGTAACATATATGTATTTTGAAACTTGAGCATAATCCCCAGATCCATCTCTACTATCACCAATTGCTCTTGCAATATAGTTTGTATTTGTTGGATCCATTGAAAGTTGAGTAAACTTTTCAAGATAGATCGGAGCTTCATTTGTATCACTAAATTGACGAACGCCAAGACTGAATGTCGTATTTCCAGTATCAATATCTTCAATAGTGATTTTTACGTCTTTATTAGCTTCTTGTCCATGACTGATAGTGGTTACTGTGAACAAACTAGTTCCAGCATTTGTTGCATCAACTGTATTACCAACAATCATCGGAGTTGAAGCTGCAAGATATCCTTCTACATCAAATGGCCCATCAGTTAAAGTAGTTCCAGTAACACAACTTGAAGTTCCAGTTGCTACAAGAAGACCGTCAGTTTGAATTGGGAATACATGTTGTAAAGCAATAGTTGTAGCATTTACAGTATTCGTTCTTGGGAATAAAGTTTCTACATATACTGGGGAATTAGCATCTGATAAGCTTACATTACCACTATAAACCCCCCCTATATTCATATAGAAAGTTGAATCAGCATCTAAAGATGTACTTGATCCTGTAATGTTAACTTGAAGAGCCCCAGAGCAAAGGAATGTTGCTAATACAACTGGAGAAGCCCCAGAAGAAACAATAGCAAGAATGTTATTTGTCCCTCTTAAAGAATCGCTTCCTAAGACTCTAGTTACATATGCTCGATTTGCATACTTAAAATAATTCTTAGCTGAGTAGCCTAGAATTTTATTTGGATCTAAGTTACCAAAGATTTCTTTAAATTCTGAAATATTAGAAATCATTGTAGGTAAAAATGCTGGACCCTTTTTTGTTTCTCCTACTAATGCTAATGAAGATTCATTTACACTTGATACATAGTAGGAAAAATCTCTCTCGCGAACATATACGCCCGGAGAAACAAATATTTCTGCCATTATTTTCTCTCTTTCATAATTCTTATGTTAGGCTTCTGTTATACTAACAGTAGTACTTTTAAGCCCAATTTTTTCTTCAAACTCTTCTTTATCGATAAGGTACCCTTGCACAGTAATAGTATAGAGGGTATGGATAATCCTCTCCTCACTAAGATCCGTAGTATAATCAGATTCATCACTGACATTCTCGATCTTCATTGGCATATAGTGCTGTTGTATATTTAAATATGAATGTAGACTCGCGAAATGCCGTAAAAATGCTTCATTTATCTGATTAATATCCGTCATGTAATGAGTTAAAGCTCTAATTTCATATTCCAATTCAACTTTTATTGGTTGAGGAACTTTATAAAATTTGTATGTCATTCCATTATTATCATAATATGGAATCTTATAAGTGGTAAATTTTCTAGGATTAACAACACGACCTTTAACTGGATTTTGAGATAATCTAGGAGCTTGAGTTCTTCTCACAGTTATATATGGAAATTTAATGTTATGATTTTGATCAGTATATGTCCAACTGTGTTTAAATTCAGCCCATTTTTCAGGAGTTAAGAAAAATACAGGAACATTTTTTCCATCTATTTTTATTTCTTTTTCCACAAACCAATCCATAACCCCTTGATCAATATCTTCCAATCCTATTGCTATCGGAAAAAAAGTTTGTTGAGTTTGTAATGGATTCGGATCTTTAAACCATTCGGGTTCTTCAAGTGTTGACGCTTGATATCCTGGAGGAAATCTTTTCATTTAATTTCCTTTAAAGCTTTTTTAACGGACTCTTGAAAATCCTCAAGAGCATATCTTACTGATTCAAAATATTTACTTCCAACTGTATCATACAATTTATCCCATTGTAATGTCGTTCCAGCTTGTCCCGGTCTAAATGCTCCCTTTATTGATTTATCCATTCTTGATATTAGCTTCCAAATTTGATCAATATCTTTTAAGATACTCTTTAGCTCTTTTTTTGAATATGCTAATGAAGGATCGTCATATTCTTCAAGAAGACGGTCTTCTTGAAGTTCAAGAAAACATTCCTTTATGAGGGTTTTCAATTCTGATTTTTTCATCTACCAAATCCACCTCTACTTATCTTGCCTTGTTTAAGCTTTTTATTGATATACTTAACCAATGCTTTATATGTTTCTTCTAAAAATCCATGTTCTTGAACTGGGTATCCATTTGATTTTCCAATTTCATAGATTTCAAAGAAAATATCTTCGGCGAATGATTCAACAGTTCGCTTAGAATATTCTTCTTCAAGAAGACACTCTTTAATTAGTTCTTTTAATTCTGATTTTTTCATTATCTCTTTAATCTCTTTCTTAGGCAATAATTTCTCAATGTTAAAATTGAGAATTCTCTTTCCATTTATTGTTGGTTGGCCTTTATCATCGTGACCAAAGGTTTTAACAACTTCTTTTTTATTTCTATATTTTCCACGAAGGATTATATCGCCTTTATTTATGTCAAGTTTATACATTATTTATTCCTATGTATATTTTTGCATATCTTTTAATGCAGTTTTAACTTCAGAAAAGCTTTTTACATATTTTTTAAGTACATTATCACTTGTTTTTTCTGCCCATCCCATAACAGCATCTTCATATGTGCCATCTAATAGTCTTTCAATTTCATTCATTAATCTAACAATTGAATCTCTTGATACCCAATATGCTTCTTCAAGAATACATTCTTTAATTAATTCTTTTAATTCATCTTTTTCCATTATTCAAAATCTCCCTCAATGGATTTAAAAATGTCGTCTGTGATAACTTTAGCTTTTATTTCATGATAATATTCTCTATCTACACCAAGTTTTCTATTTATTTCATCTTGATTATATCCTGCATCATATATTTCATAAAATTTTCCTTCAAAGCCAATAAAATCCCCAACTTTAATACTTAATCCCAATTCGACGAGATGATCATCATAGACCCAGGCAGTCATATCGCCTTTGGCCATACGTCTTACTCCCCCCTGTTCAACAATATCAGAATCCACAATTTGAATTCTTCCTATTACTTTTGTTTGAGCAGAGTATACTTTATGTTTTGATTCCCCATAAAGATTTGATGAGGTTTCCCCATATGAAATCGAATATAAAATAAAATGCTGATTGGTTAATGTCTCAACTAGTTCTCTCCCTAAATTTTTAAAAAGGGTGAATTCTTCATCATTAAACCAAATAGGTAGTCCGTCAGCCAATGAAAAGACCTCCAGGATTAAAACTTAATGACCTATTAATATTTTCTGCAGCATCAGCATCGTCAGCAATAAGCTTTCCAATGTCCATTGCTTCAAGTTCATTAAGAAGATATTCTTTTAGATCTTGTTTTTCTTGTTGAGCTTCAGATATTAAAGTATCTCCATCTAAAGTTACTGTAGCATCGGGAATTGGTAATTCACTAAATTTAGATCTTATTCTTCCAAGTATTTCTTTTGCCAAAGCTAGTGAATATTGCTTAACCCATCTTTTTGATGCTGAATTAAATGCCGAATAAGGTATTTCATCAATTGGCATTGTTCCTGGATTTGAAATATAATCTCCAGCTTGCTGATTTGCATAGGCATTAAGGTCTTCATTTAGTTTATAAAAATACCAGACTCTATCTCCAACATACTGACCTGTTGGAACTGGATATATTGAAACAGCATTTGTTGTTACTCCTGTATAGTCATCTCCGGTTCTTGTAGCATCGGCCGGAGCAGGTCTTACAGTATATGAAAAATCCCCACGCAATGTTCTATATCTCAATTCAGTTGCATTTGATAATTGAATTGTAAATGAAACTGGAGCTACATATTGAAGTGACGATCCCATATAAGCCCAGCCAAATTCTTGATTTACCCAAGCTGGATTTGTATTCGGATCAATTAGGTATCGATTAATAGCAACAGGTTCATGCCACATAACATCTATTATTTGTCTATCATTTGGAAGATAATATGTTTGTTTATCATTAGCTAAAGTTATATAATCTTTCCTTACGGGAACTTCGCCACCAACATTTACTTGTTCGGAATATGCTTTTGAAAAGGATTTTGCAAACTCAAAATTTTGAGATACCCATCTAAGAGTAAAATCTTGTGAAGAAGGAAGACCAAGAGCATTTGCAATATGAGATTTAATTGCCCACTGATTAATATAATTACTATATTCTTCGATTGCTGTATTAAATGCATGAGTATATTGGGATGCAACTAATTCAACGTTAACAACCGGTGCCCCTAGCATAGAAGAAATATAATCTGTCATCCCCGTTACTTCGGGGTCAGTAGAAATATAATTGGCCATTTAATGGACTCCATTCATTGTGTTAATAAATATTAAAATTATTTATCTAAGTTCATAAAAAATGGGAGATCCGAAGATCTCCCATTCAGATTAATTCCTAGTTATTAACTTGGAATTTGATCTTGATGAATGATATCATATTCGCTTGGGAAAATGACTCTAATTAAACCAAAGTAGCGGTTATTAACTACCTTCTTAGCGTAACGAGTCATGATACCCTTACGAGGTGTGAAATCGTCCGGATCAAGAACAACTGGAGTCAACTGGAATGGAATGTATGGAGCATACACATATCCAGTATCCATGAAGCTTGAGCCCTTATGACCCATAAGCAGGACGCTTTGTGGTAAATAAGGATCCTTGTAAACAGTATAGCGGCTTCCTAGACTACCGATTTGTTCGATACCCATATTGAATTGGAAGTCGTCATCCTTGTTTACTGCGTGGAACTTTTCAAGATCTTCTAAGACAGATCCAACTTCAGTTGAGCATACGATCCAGTTGGCTCCACCACGTAGAGTTGCCTTATGAATAGCTGCTGAAACTTTGTTGATCTTAGTGATCAATGTCTGGTTCCATTCTTTTTGTGTCACATATCCAGATGCAGTATCAGGTGAAACAGTTACACCATCAACACGCACACTTGATGCAGATCTACTGTAATTCCATTGATCCTGGAATGCAGCTACATTGATTAGGTCGCGAATAATTTCACGATCAATTTCAGCGGCAAGTTCCTCGGAAAGCAATCCAGTTAGTTCTGCTTCAGCATCAACACTGTGGTATGCTGCAAGGTCTTGTGCTAATTCTGGAGTCCAGTGAGCTTTCATCTTACGTGAGCTAACTGACACGGTTGTGCTAGTTACGACTAACTTGACTTCAGTCATTGCTGAATTAGCTTCAAGATCGGCATAACTATTCCAAACAGTTCTAGCTGAAAGACCAATTGTACCACCAGTAATAGTTTCAGCAGTTTTAACCTTAACTACGATCTGATTGTTGGCAAAGAAATCATCTGTCCAACTTTGTGGATCAATAGTAAAGTAAAGAGTGTTTCCACCGTCATCCTGGATTTGTAATGAAGAAAGTCCTTCAACTCCACCAGAGTAAGCTAAAGTCATTTGACCATCGCTATTAACCGTACCTGTTGCAACTAATGCTTCAGCATTTGAAGTTGCAGCACCCCTACTGTATCCATATCCACCATTGTCATAGTGGGCATCATAAACACTTTGCCATGCTGCTGGAGCGTGACCTTGTGTAGTACCAACTTGATGATCAATGTAGAATAACAATCCAGAAGGAAGGTTTAATGGCTGAACTGATACAATATCATTTGCCAATAGTCTGCTGAATACACGACGTACCATCGGGAATGCAGCAATGTCGAATCCAGCAATATTGCTTAATTCGTTGTTTGCTTCCGTCATCAAATGTCCAGCTTCATTTTCCATAAGCTGAGCAATGATGTTTTTCTTTTCTTTAGTAAGACCTTCTAATAATCCAGTTTGTTCCCAACGCTTAATAACAGTTTCACGTTGTTCTTGGAGTTGTTTGACCTGGATATTACCAACCTTACCGCTTCTAAGTAGTTCACTCATTTTATTCTCCTATGTTTTATCCATACCTGCCATTCGCTTCATGCGAATCATTTCAGGTGATTCAAAAACATTTTCCAATTTTGGTCTATTTCTGTGTTCTCTAAGAACGGCGTGGAAGTCATCAAGAGGATTAATATCCCTCTTCAATTCCTTGATCGTCGATTCATAAAGAGCTTTTACTTCTTTGATTGATTCACATTCGTCAATCTGTTCAACAAATTTTGTTTTTTCCTGCTTAGTAAATTCACCAGTTGCGAACAGTTTATTTACATGAGCAAGTTTGGCGTTGAATAAATGAGTCTCTTTTAATTGACCTTGTAGGGCACCAATTGCTTTAGTGAGTTTCTCATTTTCTTCTTCTAATTCGCCCTTACGGATGTTTAAATACTCTTCAGGAGTAATCTTTTTAAATTCGCCTTCTTTACGAATGTAGAGGCCTTCTTCTACCTCTTCTTCATCATCAGTTTCGAGCTCGTCTGAATCAGTGGCTTCGAGATCATCGATCTCGTCATCTTCAATATCAAGGTCGAGTTCTTCATCATCTTCCTCGTCTAAATCGTCACTTAATTCAATATCGTCTTTTTCCATATCATCATCTACTTCTTCTTCCGAATCGTCAAATAATTCATCTGGAATCTCCAGATCCGATTCTGAATCATCATCTGATTCAGAACCTTCATCATCATCATCATCATCTGGTTCTGGTTCACCCTTTTCCTCGGCATCTTCTTCTGCTGCTTCTTCCTCATCGGATTCCCCAGCTTCATGCTCTGGATCTTCTTCATCTTCGTCTTCATCTGCTTCCGAAACATTAATTGATAATGCTTCATTTTTAATGTCGTCATCTTTTTTTCCTGCCCTTAAATTGGCAAGATCTTCAGCATCGACATCTCCATCATCATCAATATCAATTTCTTCTTGGTCACCAGGAAGACCATCGTCTTCCTTTTCTTCATTTAATTCCTCACCAGAGGCATCAGTATCTTCACGACCTGCATCAGGTTCCTTACCTGAATCATGCTCAGTTCCTTCTTCTAATTCTTCATCATCGACTTCGAATTCATCTTCTTCCTCATCTCCGAATTCACCATCAATGGCTTCTTTGAAAAATTTTGTCATTGCTGGCGCAAAGGCCTCAATCATAATATCTTTTGCATTATCAAAGGCAGCTTCTTCTACTTCTTTTAAAGTTACCAATGCATCGTTAATAATTGTTTTCTTTTTAGCCATTTGGCTTCTCCTTTAATTAAAATATTTGTCTTTAAGTATTCCGTGCAGAATATTCCTCAAGTTATTATATCTATCGATTTCATGTTGTAAACTTTCAACTAAAAATGCGCCAGGAGTAGAGGGGGAACTAACTGCATCAAAAGCAATTAATTCAAAATCATCTTGAACAATATTTTGACCACCTTCATTTTGAAGTGATCCTATCCCTCGTGAACTAATCCCGATTTTTACACCCTGTTGAATGAGATTTTTAAGGATTTGGCCAGGTGGAGTACTCAATACTTCAATAGTCCCTCTAACCTCATCGCCACGCATATAAATATCAGTTATTAAATGAGAAACGTTTTTTAATTCAACAATTGGTGAATCTGGATGATCTAATTCCCCCATAGCACTTCTCATTTTAACTTTTTCTTTATATTTTTCTGCTTCTCTATACAAGACTTCTCTCGGATATATACGTCCGTTATGATTTTTTGTATTTGCTTTTTGAAGTAATTTATCCTGAATAAGTAAAGGCTTAGTTGGGTCTTTAACTGATTCTTCAATCAATTCGGGACTTAAATCTAATTCATACCATTCAGAAATTACGCAGCGATTATTCATTTTCTATCCTTTAGTCTTTGAAAATTGAACCCTAGATTTTTTAGGATCAAAAGTTTGTGAGCCTAGAATTTTATTAATAGCAGCTTCAGTAGGTTTAACAAAGTCTTTAAAAGGGATAGTATTCATTTTTCCGTCTTTACTCTGAACTGGATCCCCATTATGATCAATATCATTTACTGTATCAATATTAAATTCAAATTCAATAAATTGACTTTTCCCTGCACGAGCTTGTTCAGCTGCAATGTCATAAGTAAATATAATACTACCAGGATCAAAAAATTTATCATCAAAACAATCCCTGAATTTTCTTTTCATCATATCAATCTCTTTTTTAAATTCTATCATTGCTACTTTAGCAACAGAATCGGGATCACTAGTAGCAACTGATTTCGCATTTAAAACTGAAAGCTTTGGTTTAACCCATGAGGACAAAGTTATATATATTGCTTCAGGACGATTTTTATTTTCTATAGCCCCAATTTCTGCTTTCCAATTCTTATCTTTAAGATTTGCTTTAACCTTTGTTCCTGGGCCAAAGGACCCTTCTTTAATAATAGACTCACCTAAAGCTTTATCAATTTCTTTTTGTCTTTTTGGCTTGACACCCTTATTCATTTTTGTTATTCCTTTATTATATAACGCACTCCAAGGATATCTTACTCTGTCCATATTTCCTTCAATAAATCTGAATTTAAAATAATTGGGATCAGCAATTTGTGCTTCTTTCTTATCCCAAACTCCGCCCTTTATAGCCAACTGTTTAACTACTGCGCCAAGTTCGTCATAAGCAGAATTAAAATCTTTCCATTTACCTCTAAATTTTTTGCCATCTACAGTTTCAATATTAACCCTGTATTTTTCCCCAACTTTATCAACATGGGATTTACGAGCTTCAGTTAATTCTATATAGCACTCTTTAATAATAACAGATGCAGTTGGCTTTAATGGATATTCCATTCCCTTTCCATCCACTTTATATTTTGTAGGGCTGGATTTGATTAACTTTGCCTTATCAGGATCATTCATTAAATAAAAAAAATCACCAACTTTTAAATCTTTAAAGTTCTTTCTTCTTTCTCTTTCTTCATTTAATTCTTGATAGCATTCTCTAATTAATTTTTTTAATTCATTACGATCCATTTTTAAATCCTTTATGATTGAGCCCAGACCATTGCAGCATTTAGTCTTCTTGCGGCTTCTTTCCAAGCCTTTGTAAATTGTCCTCGAACCATTACATAATCAACGCCTTCTCTATCGGTATGAAAGTCGATATCTTTATTTGTTTTTGTAAAATACCATCCTCCATTACCTCTAGGTTTTTTTCCATGTGCTGCTTCAAATCGCCAAGTATCAACTTCTGCTTCTTGAACAATATTTATAGATTCGTTAACATAATTCTTTTTATAATATTTATTCATTAATGTCGACCAATCGCCGGGTTTCATATCTTTATAATTTATTGTAGACAATTTTAATTTTTTTGCAAGATATTTTTTCTCTTCTGGTGAAATATCGGTTTTCCACCATTGTTTCATATTTTCCCAATTGTTTTTTCCTTCGTTCAATTCCCGATAACATTCTTTGATAAGATTTTTTAATTCAGACTTTTTCATTTAAACTCCTAAGCTCTTCTAATAATTCATAAGCATTTAAAATGTTTTTAGACGTGCACTCATTGCTAAGAATTTCTATACTTTCCTGCACTTTATTGGATAATTCGGCATCTAAAATATCCATTTTTTGGATATTATCCATTAAATTATCCAATTCTTTTATTTGATTGTTAAATAGTTCATTGATCTTAGATTTATTATTGTTTCTGAGAATATTAAAAATCTTTCGATCATTTTCGTCTAACTTTGAATAATATTCTTTATTGAATTTTTTAATAGCAACCTTAATAACGTGTTTTGGCTCAAGAAACTTCAAAGAGCTGTTGGCCAATTCACTATTAGAAATTTCGCTTAATTGTTTTTTATCATTTTTTATTATTTGTACATGTTCCGTTATTGTTTTGAGAGACTCAACATATGAATGCACATCTAAATCATCTTCACTCGTAGTATATTTGATTAACCGAGCTATATGGTAATTTATATCTGTTGATTTTGTTTTTTTAGGATTGAATTTTGTTTCTAATAAAGCATTATAGATTTTAATATCTTCGAAGGAATATTTTTTTAATGTATTAATGGTTTCAGTGACAAATAATTGAGCAGAATCCATTCCGTTAACATAAGATTCATTTAAATTATGATATACTTTAAACTGATCTCTAAGTACCGGTTTAAGATTCACATAAGAAATAAAATCTTTAGCTAAACCTTTAGATTCTTTTTCATTACCTTCCATTACAAGAAGTATACATTTTTTTGTCATTGAGTTTAAAATTGTTCCAAAATTCACTATTAAATCTCCTAAAGATATTTTTAGCTATAATAAAATATTAATCATTTAACCTTTTAAAATTAGGTATATCTGATTTATTTTTTAAAGCATCAATTTTTTCAACAGTAAGATCTTCCATTTCGTGGATATAATTTACAGGATTCTGAGAATTCAATCTTCCACTGTTGATTAATTTATGTGAGGAATAAAGCGGTTTCTTTTCCCTCTTTGCACTCTTTATAGCTAATAATTTATCTATCATCTCTGATACTGTTTCACCAGTTTCAGCATCTTGATATTCATATCCTTCTGGGGGTTGATCTGGAAGATCTTGTCCACCGGAAGTAAATCCTCCCCCTCCTTCTTCTTCTCCCATTTCAGGAGCTTCTGGTTGTGAAACAGATTCTATTTCTAATTTCATTTTACCTTCTAGATATTGTTGTTCAAGAATCTTTTTCATTTCTTCTTTTGAGAACTCAAAAATATTTTCCATTCCCCATGCCCATGATACGGGGGATAAAGTTGTTTCATCCCAAAGGGAATCAAAAGTACTTGCCTTTTCACTTAGAATTTCTAATTTCTGAAGCTCGGATTGTGAAGAAGGATTAGTTAGCTCCAGGGAAAAAGACATAAGCTGATCTTTGTCTCTTAAACCAAGAGCAAATAAATGTGTAATAGCAATTTGGGTTAAAGTTGTAATTGCTGCTTGTTGAATTCTATTAATTGTTCTAGCAAAGCGAGCATCTTCATTTGATAATGTTGCCTTAGCATTAATATCTTCATCATAAGTCAAGAATGCCTTTGGAACTTTAAGAGCAGCAAATAATTTCTTTTGCATATATTCAATGTCAGCAATTTCATCTAAGTTTGATGCCCCGGCCAATGTATCAATTTCTGAATTCTTTTCATTACGACGAGGAATAATAAAATCCTCATCAATTGCCATTGTATTATATTTTTGATTTATATTTCCAGTGTTTTGATCCACTTGAGGGGCTCTTTTAATTGTGTTTTTAATTTTTTGGATATATTCAGGAACATCCGCTGGATCAATATTTCCGACATCAATATAAAATACTCTTCTTTCTGGAGCACGACTGATGCGATAGATCATCATTGCATCTTCAGCCATTGTTAATTGTTTCCAAATCATTCTTGATGATTCTAATGCAGAGGTTCCATATGGAAGTCTTTTTTGATCATCAGTTAATCTAAAATGAGCAACTTGCCAAGCAGCAAATTGTGTATCATATTCTTCCCAATTAAATTTTACAGAATTAATAGATCCATCATATGATTCTTCTCTTTTAATATCAAGAGGATCCATATCTAAAAATCCAACAACACCTTTTCCGGGTCGAACATCTAAGACAGAAAAATGATCCCCGAATTTACACATTGAACGAATCCAATACCAAAGATTATGATCAATATCCAAAATTTCTTCAAATAAATTTGTTAAAACGTTTTGAATTCGTTCTTGATCTGTAATAATATTCAGAATTTTTCCTTCTTGATTTAGAGTAGTACATTCATCAGCAAAAATATCAAGAGCAGAAGAAATCTCTGGTGTATATTCCATGCTTCTAAAATCATTAATACTCTTACGACGATCAACATCTAAATTTAAGGTTTGAATATATTGATTATAAGAAAGTTTAGCAAATTGATCATCAAGAAAGGATTGATGCTTTTTTAATGTCGGAGCATCTAATTTTTCAGGATCAGTTATATATTTTTGACCTAAGCCTCTTTTAATAAGAATTGATAATTTACCTGGAAGGTCTATGCTACTATCGCTTAATCTCCCGGAACCAATATCAAAAATCTCTTTTGATTTCAATCCCATTGCATTTCTAGATGTTCCTCTATAATTTGCCATTATTCCCTACTTTTTTATAAGCCAAGAAATATCTTCTTCTTGCCCTTGTGAATTCGTCATAACCCATGGATTTACTCCGTGTTGGTTTTTCTTTATTGACATATTTAAATTGTCAATTACTTCATCTGCCTCTGTATAATTATTCGATATTCCTTTTAGAGTTTCTTCCAATAATAATTTCGAATCTGTAATGTCCTTTAATGTCGTAGCTACTACTAATAATCCGATCCCTAAAGAAATACATAAATCGTCATTATATCCTGCCGTTGCTTCTGGTTTTCCATTATTCCAGATCAACGTTCTCAATTCATTTACAGTTCTTATCGAATGAATTTTAATATTTAAATTTCTAACGTCTTCTTCTAATTGTGAAACTAATAATGGTCTGGATGCCGAAGTTGTTTGGAATCCTGGAACCATATTTTCCTTATCCCTAAAAGCTCTCTCTAGCTTTTTTTTATTCCTAGCATTAAATTGCCCCTTCATGGAATAAAATTGATTTGGATATTTCATTTCTTGCAATTTTAAACAAGTTGCATATCCAATACTATTTGCTTCAACTACCATTAATCCCTTATTATAATCTTCGCCCAATTTATATAAAAACTTTGCATATAAATCCGGTGGTAGTTTTGCTTTGTATTCGGCAACTTGTTCCAAATTGGATAATTTGATTACATGACAAGCAGAATAATCTTGACCATCACCTCTTGCCACATCACCTACTATTAAATATTCCTCGTTCTCTATTGGTTCTTCCCAAATCCATAAATTATTATCAAATCCCGAAATTCTAATAGGGGGTTTGACGTATTTATTTTCCATTTTATTGAGGTGCTCTTCAAGGATAACATTATCACCAGAACCCAAAAAGTTCATATCTAATTCTTGGGCTACTTTTCGGGGATCTCCAAGTTGTTTTTTCTGCTCTTCATACCAAGGAGAAGTAGGCATTATTTTTTCATCACAGAATTCACATTTGTCGTCCCAAATATGTTCTTTTTCCTGTTTTTTCCCACATTTGGGACTTGTACAATTCCATTCTAAATCTTTTGCATAAATAGGATTTTGTGTCCAGTGAATAACAATCGGATTAAAATCGGATTCTTTATTTATAGCATTCAACCATTGTTTATGATAAAAATTTCCAACACCCTTTGGTGTTGAAATAATTAAAGCAGACCCCCCCATTGATAGTGTTGGAAAAGCTGCAGCCCAAAGATCATCAACTTTACTAGATTCAATAATTGCAGCTTCATCGATTACTAATAAAGATAAAGATTCAGAACGTCCTGCATTTGCAGTTGTTGCTTGGGCTGATACTCGAGAACCATTCCCAAATTCTAAACTTTTCTTATTGTCTGAAGTGATAGTTGGAACCATCCATTGTGGAGATTTTCTAATGAAGGTTTTAACCTTTCTAATAAATCCTTGAGCATTATCCTGTTTGTCTGCAACAATAACTATTTCTTTTGCTTGAAAAAAGCAAACCATCCAAGCAATATATCCTGCAGCTAAAGTTGAAAGTCCCGTTTGTCTAGATTTAAGAGTTATATTGAATCGATGATTTTGGAAGTCCTTTAAACCTTCTTTTTGATATTCATAAAGATTAAAAGGAACATACCCCTTTTTTGCATTATAAACCTTACCATAATTTTGGAGATAGTATTCACAAGACTTTGTGCATTTTAATATCTCAGAATACATTTCCTTTTTAGTTAATCTAGAACTTCCCTTTTTAATGCCCAATTTTTTCTCCTTTTTCCTAAATAAATATCTAATATAATTATTTTAATATATCTACACAAAAAAACGGGGACCGAAGTCCCCGTTTAGGTTTAAATATTTAAGATTTTTTAGGAAGCAACTGTACTGAAGTACTTGAAAAGATCTTCTTCCAGAGCCCGTCCTCGAATAACCTTACCCTTTTCCCGAATCATGTGATGCTCAATTACAGATTGGAAAGCATTGTAGATATCCCAAACTGTAATAGTGTTGAATCGGATATTGGTATTCTTAGCGATTTCCGCCATAACCAGATCCTTATATCGACGGGGGAAGGTAGACTTCTTGTCTTCAAGAATCTGATCAATCTGAAGCTCAATAGTATCGGCCGGTCGACCGATATTAGCCATCCGATGGAAAGTATGAAAATGAGAACCTTCAGAAATAGAAGCCAGGATCTTTTCTACAATAGATTCAAAGTCCTGATTCTTAGAATGAATAGCCGAAAATCCAGCCATCTTCATCGGGATTCTCATACCGTTAGTACAAGCCAAACGATAAATAGTAGCTTCGGGACGATACTTCAAAGAACCATCCAGAGAATTAACTACTGATACGCCAGGCCAAACCGAATCATTGCTATGATCCCCTACTTCAAATTCTTCACCGGGGAAATAGATGTTAGCGAACATCTTAGCTCCACCATCAACGAGATTAACTCTCTTGAAGGTCTTAAGTCCCCGACTTTCCAAATTGCGAATAATAGGATCCAAAGCTTCGGCATGAGTGAGAACCTTATAGTGAGATCCAACAGTACCGATAACCTCTTCAGTGTCTTCCCGAACGATCGCCCTCTTCCCGGGAACAATCAAGCCCGAGGGAGTAGTAAGTTCTTCTTCCCTAACGGTAAATTGATAAGCTTCCATGTGTTCAGTTGGAGTTCCACGTTCACCCATATCCAATACGGGCTCAGTGATCGTCTGTGTTTGAGTTTCCATTATGTAACCTCCGGTTTGTAAATTAACCATTTTTATTGTGACCTGTATATTATACAGTATTTAAGTCAAAAAGTAAATAAAATTATTCATCTTCATCATACTTTTTTCGAGCATATTTAAAGTGGGATCTAGCTCCCCCTTTAAGTAATCCCTTCCCCGATTTTATCTCTTCTAGTAAACCCAATGCTTTTTCTGAATGTTTTTTATCCCCATAAAACCAATGTTCCTTAGTATTTTTCTTTTCACCGGGTTCAAAGGGAATTCCATATTTTGGCATAAGAGCAATTTTTTTATCTGGATTATAATAGCAACCCTGGCATTGATTGGCCACTTTGCATCCAAAAAATGCTTTATGGGGACAATTTTCTGGAAATTGATTCTTCCATTTTTTTGCTTTGGTAGTTTTCTTTTTTGTGATCTTCTTTTTGGGAGCTTTGTTTTTTCTTTTGCAAGAACCACAGAAAAACTTTTCAGTGATCATTTCATTTGTAAGTTTTTTTACTGATTTCCAGATCCCACATTCATAACATTGAATTTCAATTTCGGAATAATCCCCAGTAAGTAAAGTCTTAGAAGAACGTTCTCTTAAGATCCCGTCTACCTTTAGTGAATTAATCATTTTAATAACCTTTGATTAAATGTCCGAATCCAAGTCTTCATCTAAATCATCTGACTCTAAAAGCCAATTATCAGGGGGAATATTTTCTACTAAAAACATTCTTCTCCCTTTACCAGCTAATAAAAACGTTTCCCCGTCTGTAGTATATGCTCGGGGGATTTTTCCAAGATCAACTCCTATTAGATTATCCAGTATAATATTTTCTTTTGCTTTAAATCCGTTATAATCGTTTACCAATTTCCCTTGAATATATTGTGGCATTTCAAATACGTCATCATATTTGATAATCCAATGAGAGATAATTGGGGGAGCATTTTTTAATGTTAGATCTTTCATAGTTGATCTCCTATCAGTTAAGAGTAAATATCTTAACAATGACAGAAAGAATATAAAATGGAATAGCAATAATAATTGCGATTGTCCAGACAATCAACCACGGGAGTTTTCCTAAAAAGGTAAGCATTGTTATGGCCTTTCTGGCTTAGGAGCCTGTTCATTTCCCCAAGGCTTTCCACTGAAATGGTGATTAAAAAATCCTTCAAGCAAAGTGTAGAAAGCTTCACCATGTTCATCAGCAAGTCTTCTCAGTTCCTTGATGCTACGTTCACCAGCAACCCAATAACGATGGTCATCAGAGAAACAATAATACCAATCGTGCTTTTCCAGCATATCATAATATTCTTGAATAGTCATTTTTAACCAACTTTCTGCATCTGAAGTTTCTTAGCTTCCCGCTCAATCTCATTCCTATCGAGATCAAAGAATTCGATCATATCAATAATCTTTTTTCTTTCACCTCGAAGAAACCATTCAAACTCAATTCCACAAGAACCAGTAAGTCCATAATCAATAAAGGCAATTTCCTGAATAAACTTTTTAGTTAGGTCTTTCATTTCTCTCTCCTTACCAGGAATGATCCTGATTATATTCCATGATCAGTTCACAATAGTGAGATTCGGATTCCAAAATATCAAGCATTTCGGAATACTTTTCCCTTCGTTCCCACATTCGATCCAGATCAAAATTACCATTTCCGAAACTGTAATTCTTGAGCATTCGATCCAATTCAGTAATCAAATCCTGCATTGAAACGATAACCTTACGGCAGTGAAGATAACGTCCATACAAAGTCATTTTACTTTCCTCCTAAGAAAGATCTTCAACAACTACGAAAGCATTGTGGTCCATGAGAGCTTGATCAATTCCTCGGCCAATAAAGAATTCTTCACGAGGAGCAGCGTAATAGGAAACATTGAACTTCTCGCACCAATCCATCAGGATCTTGGAACGGGTTTCCCAATCAAGACGATAATTGTAAGGAACCTTGAAATTGTTCTTACCAAGAAGACGATCCAGAACGGTGCAAATACCAAGGACCGTCACGCCATCCCATGCTGCAAAGGCCGGAATCTCGGAGGGGTGGATGTTAGTATTCACCCACTGGATCCGGTTGGTCTTGACTCGCTTATTCATGAATAACTCCTTGTAAAAATTCTGTTTTAACTATGTATATTATACTAAAAACCAATAAAAAAGTAAATAAAAAATGGGGAAAAGTTGATCCTCTACCCCATTTAATTTAATTTTGCTAAGTTATTATTTTACATATACATAATGAGCTCCTATACGTGTGTATAAGCGCGCGTTTTTTTGGACATCCTATCATAAAGGGCCTTGGGTTTACGTTGAGTACAGGTCAATCTGGGGACACTTCTTCACCGACTTTATCAATCATACGATTGAGATACCAGCGGGCTTTCTGAAGATCCTCTAGGTCTTTGCCCTTATCCCTGAACCTGAGCAAATACTTGAGGACATTGCTCATATTATAAGCAACCATTGGATTTTTCTCAATTGATATACACATTTCAATAATGTCAATTGCTTCCATTGAACGATTGCAATAATGTGATGGATGATTTATTGGGTCTGTTTCCTTTTGATCTGTTATTCCACATCCGCACCTTCGAATATCATCATTCATTCTTTTTACGAACCTTTCCATTTCATCATCGTCACGTTCTTTCATGTCAATTTGTGCCCATCTTTTGTATTTTGCCATTTCAGGACTTGCCATATGTTTTTCATATTTTTCAATATATTTGTCCCATTTTGGATTTTCCATATGTTCTTTTTTTGTAAAATGATGGTTTGGATAACTCAGTAACGACCAACAATGATATTTTGTATCCCAAAAAAATTTATTTCCCCACAATTCTTCAGGAACAGGGGTGTTTTTTGCCAATTCAATTTCAGCATTTAATTCATCAATGACTGCTTCTTTCAATGATTGAGTTGAAAGGGAAAGTTCCCTTTCCGTATAATGATGATGTGGACAACATGATACACAATTTATATCAAAACACCAAGTTCCTCCACAATCAATCATCGCCTTGCCTTTCGACTAAAACCAAGCAACATTGACCAAGGCCCATACTGAGGATTTCCAATCCAATTCTTTTCCCAGTCTTGTCTGCGATTTCTTTCCTTTGTTTCTGTGATATTTCTATTCATTCCATTTTGAATAGCGTCTCTTAAAAACCTTTGAGGAATAAGAGCAAGAAATCTTGCTTCAGGTACATGTAAATCCATTAAAATTCTCCTTCAATTTCTAGATGGTGAAGTTCTTCGAGCAAAGCAATTTTTTCATCACCAAGCATTGCAATTTCGGCTAAATACCAACTGATCCTATCTTCGTCAAATTCTTCTGATAACTCTGCCTTCAAAGTTCCCATTTCATGATCAATTTCAGCAATTTCAATTTCGATTTCTTTAATGCGAGACACTTTATTTTCCTCCGAATTTCTTGAACCATCCAAAGTGGTTCCCATTGTCATCATGGTCAGGTCTATGGCGACCATATTCGCCAAATACACCTAGCTTAACTTCAACTGACTTTACTTCAGGTTTTTCATATTTCTTTTTCATTTTTTCCTTCTTTCTTCATCATATTCCATATCAAACAGTTCATCCATTATCGATGTAACCATGTCCTCTGCATCCCAAATAGAATTGATAACCATTCCATCTCTAACAGCCTTTACATCGCTACATTTACATGCCGATGCTGCTTTCTGAAGTGCTATATATGCATCATCCAAATGATTCATTACAATAGGATCGGCACCGTGTGTTTCATTTCCCATTTTACTGCTCCTTTACCTCTTGATCATTGTAGCTTCGGCAATCATCTTCCAGCTACGGGGGCTGGTCTTGATGAAGCTAGCCAGCTGAAGGATAGTGCGGATGGAAAGAGACCGGAGAGTTTCCTTATGAGAATCCATCCAATCCATAATCTCATCAGCATGCATCTTGGAAACCCCAAGATCCTCGAGCATAGTAGTATTCCGAACCACCTGATTGATACGAACCATGATCTCTCGGGTCGAGTGAATCCCAAGATCGAGATAAACAGCTCGGTTAACCAGAGCGGCGAAGTGAGGAGAAAGCTTAGTACCCTTCTCAATCATTTCATCAAAATTCATATTGGTGATAAAAATAACCGTACCCTTGAATTCAAAGGTATTGTCAACACCTTCTTCCCGAAGGAAGCTAGAAGCGGACATCCAAGAAATCTGACGAGTACGACCAGTATCCAGAGCACCCTTCAGAAGGTTCAGAGATTCCTGATCATTGAAAATCGAATCAATGTCATCCAGAACCAGAACATCGCCCTCATTTTGGTGATTCCAGAGCTGGAGATAAAGACCGATGGGAGTACAAGAACCGGTCAGACAATTGAAACGGATCTTACCTTCACGCTTAGCCTTCATCAGCTTTTCGTCAACGGTGAAAGACTTACCGATACCGGGAGCACCGGAGAGAATCATTGTCTTGATCGTACGATTGATAACGCCATCGACCAGAGTTTCCATGACAGTGAAGCGATCCTCAATTTCCTGAGAAATCTCAGCATCGGACTTCAGGGATTCAGCAGTGATGATGTTGAAATCGTTTCGACCCACGTGAACCTTGATCTGCTTCGAATCGCGGATGATCCAAATGTAACCGTCTTTCTTCGAAGTATGACAGTTAACATATTCCTTAGCGAGGGGGAAAGAGCCGTTGATTTCTTGGGAATAGAAAAGACCCGACTTGATTTCAACCTGTGTCATTTGCTTTACCTTTCAGATTTGATGTTTTTTAACCTTAGGACAATTATACCCTAGCTAAATTAAAAAGTAAATAAAAAATCTTAAAAAGGTTCAACATAATTAACGTTAAAAATATCATCGGCCCCCTTATGTAAAGGCCCAGTTCTTGTATAAAGTGCAATATACCTAGTTCCCATATAATTAAATTCGATTATTCCGCTGTTATTTACATATGAAATATGTTTTTCATATTCCCAAGTAGTATGAAGATGACCTGGCCGACCTTCCAAATAAGCTAAAACTATTTTTTTAATCTCGGAATTGGGCACGTTTCTTATCTCCCTTTTTCTTATCCCTTTTCTTGCGTTCGATTTGCTTTTTCTTGCGTTCCTTGCGTTGAATTTCCTTCAAAAGCTCATTATTCTTAAAATACTTGTTCATTAGGATTTCTCCGGGGTAAAAATTTGGTCAACCTTAACCCACCACGTTCGGTTCTGGGCATCGGTATATTGAAGAATAGGTCTGCCGAGTTCATCGACCTTAGCATCTGGAAATTGGCTTTTAATCAAGTTCTGAATAATCTCCAATTGCTTCCGGCTTTCTTGAATGGTCATTTTTAGAATCTCCTAGTTAAAAAGTTTTAACTGACAGACCTAATAATACCATAAGAAAATAAAAATGTAAATAAAAATCTGGGGGAAAAATTAATTTCCCCCAATTATGTTATTCGATAACTTCAACAATAATTGGCTGTCCTGGTGTTCCAGGTGGTCCTTGGTCTGGCATATATGGGTCAGAAACTAGGGAAAATGGTCCCTGCCTTCCTATAATATCCACACCAGCAACCCTAACCTCATAAGTTTTGAAAAATTCGAAAACATTCAAAAACGTAAATTCAGTTGTGGGTGCAGTTCCACCAGCAATCCAGTTTCCACCATCAACACGATATTCAACTGTGTATTCAACTGCTGGAGAACCTTCAGTTGGTGCAGTCCAAGTATATTTCACAGATGAAACTGTCTGTGAAAAAGCTGTCCCAGCTAAGATAAGAACTCCAATTATAATTCCTAAAAATAATTTTTTCAAGTCATTCCTCCTATTTTTCTATGTTTGGAACTGGAGTGTAAGGTCTTGATTGTCTCGAAAAAGGGCCAGATATACCATACGAATTTACAGCATAAACTCTGCCTCTATACGAATTGCAATAGTCAATCATAGTTGTATCCAAAACATAAAATGTGTCTGTGGTAGAACCTATTGTAAAATAGTCTTCACCATTTTCTGATAATTGCACCATATATGTTAAATCTTGGGTGTTGTTTTCTGGAGGTGTCCATGCGATCTTTACTTTTCCAGTTTCAATTGATCCTGGTACATAATCTTTACAAGGGGATTTATTACAACCAGAAAGTAAGATAACAACCACAAAAGTAAAAACCATAAATATCCACTTTTTCATTTTTTACCTCCAATGATAAATATCATTATTCTTGGAAGTAAGGAAATTCTTCTTCGAAAAACATTGTTTCAATTTTAATATCAAATCCTCCAATATAATTATCATTCACCCTTAACCAAGCAAAGATATATTCACCATCGTCCTTTAAAATTTCACATGCTTTTTTAGGAATTTCATATTTCAATTCTCCATCAACTGAAATACAAATCTTTTCGGGTTCTGCCCATCCCCAAGTTGTCCAGAATAGATAATCCTTATTGTCATATTTAAATGTTGTTGAAGACTCAACACCGACACCAGTTCCAATTGTTTCATTTAGAATTTGCAAAAGTTGCCAATTGTTATCTGGAACTCCTTGGTCGCTTCCACAAATAGCAAGGCCGATTCCCATATCACCAGAATTTGTTCGAACGGAAATAGTCATTCCATAAATAGGATTTCCCAATTCAGTTGTCATATAGGTGAATACATGTGGGTCACGCAAGTCATTAGCCCAAGGTGATCCATCGCCCCACTTGATAAGGTCTTTCGGATCATCAAAACCATCCATAACAATTTCAGGTTCAGACCATTCATAAAGGTCAGTTGATGTTGAGTGAACAACAAACTCTCTATGTTGAGCAGGGTCATTCTGAACCTGAACACCAGTATACCACATATGATATACTCCATCAATCTCCATAATATCTGGTGCCCAAATGTAATTGAAATTATTTCGAAGTGGTTCAATAATAGAATCAACCTCTGTCCAATTCACAAGGTCAGTTGAAATTGCGTGAACAAACCCATAAGGATTGTTATAGTTTTCAGGGTTCCAAGGATGTCCAACAGATGCATCAATTCCAATTATATGATACAGATTTGAGTTGTCTTTCACCAAAGCAAAATCAACCATTCCATAGTCACCATCACGAATGAATTCCCTTGGTTCCCATTCAGGAATTGGGTTTGCTAGTGTGTTGTTTTCTGAACCATATTCTAATTCACATCCACCAAGAATGAATATGCTAAGAATTAAAAGTATGGTTTTCATTTTATCGACACCCTCCCCTACTGAAATAACCCTTTTTCATCAAGTCATTACTAAGACTATTGTCCTTCTTTATCAACTCACGAATTTCCTTCTGGGCTTCTTCATATTTTTCCATAAAATGAAACATTAAAAATCTCATTTCTGTCAATGCCGCTTCAGGACATTGAGTGGAATAAATTTGATAATCTGCTGAAGACAGATATTCCCTAATGTGATTGGGTCTGCGAGATTTGTAATTCATTTTAATCTCCTTCAGGAATTGTGAGAACATCAACAATAGCAAAGTCCCTATCCATATTGAAATCAAACCATCGCCTGTAATCTTCTCCATCGGTAGACTTCAGAAGAATACTGGAAGGTGAAATCTTTTCAACTTCCCAAACAGCACCATGCTCATTGATACGATTCTTTCCATGGTTGGAAAGGTGTTCGACCTTTACGAGAAATCCAATTTCAAACATTTTTAATCCTCTTCTTCATCATCATAATTCCAACAACGATCTTCTTCATCTAGATCTGTCTTAATTCGAATGTGTCCAATTATGATGGTTCCATTTTCATCATCCCAACCACAATCAAAGGGTTTTTCGAAAGTAACCCATTTTCCGTGGCCTTCACTTTCACAAAGATCTTCATGGACAACTCCAATTAGACCAGCATCTACGGGATACATATTCCAATTTTCATCGTAATAGCAACCATCACCCCATTTGGTGTCATGTCCCCAAATCTTTTCAGCATATTCTCCTTCTGGATACTTCCTGAAAAAATCAGTGTTTGACAGAACTTCGACCCAATTCCAATCAAAGACATAACAAGGGTCTCCAACATAATATCGACCAGCGGGCAAAGTGTAACTATTCATTTTTTTACCTCCGATTCAGACTTATTGATAATGTCCCAACATTTATCATTTGTTTTTCTAATTACATTTTCAATTGCCTGAATCTTTTGATTGTTATACTGATCACATAAACAAATTTCTTTGATTTCAGCAAGAGCGCAAAAAGCGGCGATTCTCAATTCTCTGTCATTCATTTTTCAACTCCTAAAATAGACCATCGGCAACAAGAATCAAAATTCCAACAAAGATTATCTTAACGATATTCCAATTGTTGTCATCAGCAAACCATCGCATTTTTACCATCATTCTTATCCTTTTCACATTCGAACGTGAAAAGGATCATCCCTTTCACGTTCAATCTTTTCCTTTACCGCAGTTTCAATAAATGCGATAATATCATCATGGGTACTCATGTGTTCAAAAACAGAAACTTCACAAAAGCAATCCGCTTGCTTTGTCCAATCATAAAATTCGGCAACCTTTGCTGTTAAATCACAGAGTCTAGAAATTGTATTCACCTTATTCACTTTTCACCATCCCAAGTTCTATTGATAAGTTCAATAGCCTTCTTTTCCATTTCTTCCTGACTGATTTCCATAGCACGGGAAAGTTCAGCCCTACGAGCGGTCATCATATCCTTGATTTCCTTGTGACGCTTGACACGTTCTTCGCGAAGAACGTGAGTATTGTCGCACTGCCACTGGCGAACGCCACCAGCATTGGAAATCTCAATCTCAACAGCTTCAAGGGCATCGGGAGAACTGGAAGGAATGTCACCATCACGAACAGCCTGAAACAGAATCTGTGAGGCAACCAGATGAATATCTTCACCAACCGTGGAAACAGCTTCGAACATATGGTTGACCATCAAGGTCTGAGCTTCGGTCTTGGTCAGAATGAACATTTTTAAACCTCGAAATGATTTCGCTTTGCCCAAACTCGGAGTTTGGTTTCAGCAATGATAGTTGAACCGGAAGTAGGAAGTTTTTCGCTCTTGAGAACCTTGTTGGTTTCTGAATCAAAAAGAATCAGATAATCGCGCTGAGTCTGAAATTTTAACATTGGAGGCTCCTTTAGCAACCGTGGGAGAAAGAATTGAAGTACTTTTTAGCTTCCTTGCGGGTCATCAGATCCTTGTCACGAACTCCGTAATGAGTTCCACCGGTATTGCAATCAACGATGGTGTATCTGTCACAATCCCAACCGGGAACTCCCGGAAACTTATCAACGATCTTATACTTTCCACCCATATCCCACTCAGGAACAACAATCTGTCCGAGCCGGAGCATTTTGTGTTTGTAGGGAGTTCCGAACATTGTAGGTCTCCTTGAAAGGGAATGTGTTTTTAACTAAGTACATTATACCTTAAAGGCCCAGAAAAGTATATAAAAAATTCAATTTTTCCCAAAAAAATATGGGCCCTATATTGTGGTCTATATTTGATATTATTGTTGAATCTAGCTCAAAAAAATGTACTTTAATGGGGGGTTTTAACAAAAAAATATGGGGCCTGCGGAATGCAAGCCCCTGAGTCAAATCGCCTGTCTATTTTTTAGTCATTTGTAATTTCAAAAATTGTATGCTTTTTGCTTCCATCTTCAAATGGAACCTTGATTGTTAAAATTCCATCCTTGTGATCGCAAGTAGCAATATCTGTGTCGAACTTTTTATCAATTGCGAAAGACCTCTTGAATGATGTTCTGCTGACTTCATTCAAATAGTATTCTCGCTTTTCTTTTGGTTGATGTGCTTCGACTTCAATCTTGATAGAATTTGTCGTAGGATCAACAATAACCTTAAGTTCATCTCCGTCTGGCTGAACAAACGGAACGAATGCTTGAATAACCAATCCACTTTCATCTTCATAGATGTTCGTCTTCGGAAGCTTTGCATCATCCTTGATAATTGGATTGCTTCGATTTGCCCAAAGCTTATTGAAAGCCTCGTCAATTTGCTTCTCAATAGACCTTGGAAAATAGTCATTTGCTACTGGAAGATTGGTAGTGTCCCAATAATACCAAGTTGGTTCTCCAGAGGTTGATGAAGTGTTAAATGTGTTTACCCATTGAATTAGACTTTTGTGTGCCATGATTGGCTCCTTTCTGTTAGTCAAATTGATCTAATTGGACAGGCGATTTGCTCTATCACGAATAAATATACACCAAAATAAAATGAGTGTCAAGAATTTTTATTTTTTTGAGCCCAATGGAACTGGACATCCTGGAAAGGATGTTTTATCTTCTACTTTTGTGTAAACCTTTCCTTCAATTATTATGTAATTAAATGAATCATCGAAAAATCCATAACGCCTACTTACCAATCTGAGAACATTGTCGAAGTCTCTTTGAAAGCAATAAATGGTTAGGTCATGATCATTTATGACAAAGGTGTGGTCATGTGACCTATGGTCTTCGTTTGGAAAACTAAAATTACAAAACTTTCCCAATGATGTTCCACACAAATCCATATTGGAAAAGGCAATGAAATTTCCAGAGTGTTTTTCATTTTTTAAATAATATTCTGGATCCATATCATATGATTGTGCGTAGCAGTTTGCGAAAACTGAAACTATCAGAAATACAATTGCACTAATCAACGCCACTTTTATAGCTTCTCTCATGATTTTTTAATTCCTTTTAATTTTATGGAAATCTTTTTATTTCCAATATCTCTGACTTCAACATCTGAAGCTTTAACGATTCTATCCTTTTCAACACAATGTTCAGATACAAACTTTTCACCATAAGCAAATACTGTAATTCGAATACATTTCTTTTTCTCTTCTTCTTTTCTGAACCCACGCCTTCCAGGCCCAGTGGTTCTTACTGGGAATTCTTCAATACAGATTCTTAATACTCGACCTCTTGTTGCAGTTCCAACCGTTGCGCCAAGTCTTCCCATTGTTGCCAATTTAACTGCGTGAGGATAATCACAATATCCTGGAATTGGAGGCGTAAGGTCGCAAATCTTTGGAATCTTACCCTTAACACCAGTTATATGAGCATCGGACAAATTACCTTTGGTTGCCACATTAACAGCATGTGGATAATCGCAAAAATTTCTATCTGGATTTGTTGGATCTACTTCTGGTATAATTCCACGAGTAGCAGTTACAGTTGCAACTCCTAATCTTCCTTTTGTCGCAAGATTAACTGCATGTGGATTTAAAGCCATGATTAGATTTCTGTAACTTTATAATTTGTCAAGTTTCCATTCACATCATATGTTGAAACTATATAATATGAATGAATTGGATTTGTTTCAGAATTAGCATCAGCCGCATTCTCATATGTATACATATTTGAAGTCAAAAGTCTTCCATTTGCATCATATGTTTGATTTTTCATAACGAAGTTTCCTTGGCTCAATCCAAGGATTTGTTTTGTTATTCCTTGTGTGTTCATTGAATCTGCTTCGTTTGTCGCAACAACATATTGTTCTGCTGTTGGTAGTGAAGATTCATATGCTCTGAAAACATAATCAACGGTATAATCGTAACCAGTGTAATTGTAATTATAAAAACCACCAGCAACTTCAGACATTGATAAACCACTTCCATAAGAAGTTCCATCAACTCCCCAAATAGAAATGGTTGGTGAAAGTCCAGTTGCTGGAGTTCCACCAGATGTAAAGTAAGCTACTAAATTCATTTTTTCTCCTTTATGAAATTGTTAATATCCTTGCATATTCTAAATATATCGGCCCTGTAATAATTCCTTGTTCTGTAAACTTTGGAAGATCGTTTGTCCATTCATACCAAATTGGAGTTGAGAAATCCCATGTGTACGATCCTCCAGTATAAGGTCCATATCCTGAATCATAAAAGTCGGATTCAGTTGTTGTTTCGTAGGTTACGGATCCTGAACTTGAACCTAATGCATAAACAGCATCTGTTGTAGAACTAGAATACCAACCACAGTGTATAAATGATGCTCCTACAAATGTTCCAGCAATTCCACCACATCGATCTGGATAACTCCCACCATCAATATCTCCAACCGAAAAACAGTTATACATATTGTTATAATTTAATGTACCAACTATTCCCCCAAATGTTGAATTACTACCCCATGTTCTTTGTACAGTCCCAGCAAAATAGCAATTTCGCAATTCCCCAGCAGTCCCTACAATTCCCCCAACACTAGCCGGGCCTCTCACAATACAATCAGCATAACAATTATCAATTCTTAAAGAAGAATAATTTGTTCCTGCAATTCCCCCGACAGTACCCTGGTTTGCCGTAATTGATCCCCCCGAAACAAAACATTTTGTAACATACCCTCCAGTGCCGATATATCCAACAATTCCTCCACAATATCTTCCACTTGTTGTGGTGATATTCGGGTTAATGAGTCCAACATTAGAAATAGTTTCATTGGTTTGACCAATTAACCCTACCCTGTCAGAAGTTGAATTGATAATTAAATCAGAAACAGTATAATCGTTACCATTGAATATTCCTAAAAAAAGCCCATGGTCAAGTCCTCCTATTGGAGTAAAATCATCTCCTATACCAACATAATCAGTTGTAGCTGAAGAAATATTGTTTTGTAAGTAAGCACTATATGATAATTTATTGTTTAAATCTTGAAGGTCCGTCCAATTATAAATGTACCAATTTGTAGATGGTGTAAGGGTTGGGAGTGCTGTTAATGATTCATACCATACAGGAGAAGAACCTGTAAATGTCCAAGCTGAATAAACCCCGTAATTATGTGGATAGAAATCTGATAATGTATTTGAAGACCAAGTATCTACTGAATCATCGGTTGGTGCCGAACCAAAACCACTGTCTGGATTTCCAGAAAAGTTATACCATCCACAATTTGAATATGATGCAAATGCATTTCTTAATCCTATAAATGCTCCAACATGGGTTGTTCCAGTAACAGCACCAACTGTATATGTATTATTAACTGAAACATCAGATGATCCAACAATTCCAATAACTCCACCAATTCCAGTTGCACCATTTAAAATATTAACATTTGTATAACAGTTATTAATTGTTACTCCATCTGTATAAGATGCTTGACCAATTAACCCTCCAACTGCATTTCCATATGCATCAATTTGTCCTTCAATAAAACAATTTTCAACAGTTGAAGATCCACCAGCACCACCAGCTAGGCCACCAACTCTACCGTCTGAATTTGATGTTTGAGTTATATCAATATTTTTTATTCCAAGATGTTTAACTGTACCACCAATAATTCTTCCAATTAACCCAACATCACTTGAATTATAATTGATTATTATATCAGAAATACTATTTCCTTCTCCATCAAATACACCATTAAAATATGGATCGGATCTTCCTATTGGAGTAAAATCATCTCCTATACCAACATAATCAGTTGTTGCTGATGAAATATTATTTTGAAGGTATGCACTATATGACAATTTGTTTTCAAGTTCTGTTAAATCTGTCCAATTATGAACTGTCCAATATAAAGAAGATTGAAGTGTTGGCAAATTATTTTGTGTTTCATACCATACAGGAGAAGAACCAGTAAATGTCCAACCAGTATAAAATTCATAATTGTGAGTATAAAAATCAGTATTGTCTGTTGTCTCATAGGTTACGGATCCAGAAGTATTTCCAATTGCATATATAGCATCAGTTGTTGTTGAAGAGTACCAACCACAATTTGTTATAACGCCACCAAAATCTTCACCAGCAAATCCACCGAAATTTATTCCAGATCCACCAGTTATTAAAACTTCACTTGTTGAAAAACAATTTGTAATATTTGTTCCATTTGATATATATCCAGCAAATCCACCAACAGAATACCCATCTGATAATACAAGACAATCGGAATAACAATTTTCAGCATCAGCAGTGCCAGTACAGTATCCAGCAAAACCACCTACTCTGGTATAACCTTTAATGTGTATGTTTTGAGTATAGCAATTTTTAACTGCTCCAGCCAATCTTCCAACAAATATTCCAAAATATTGCAATCCGATTGAATCTCTATAATATGAATCCTTAATAGCTAGATTTTCTACATATGCTCCAGTATCAATTGATCCAAAAAATCCCCACCTTGACGCACCCATATAACACACCAAATCTCTAATAGAATTATTTTGTCCATTAAAATATCCAGTAAAATATGTTGGAGAATTTGTATGACCTATTGCTTCCCAATCATCTCCAATACCGGAATAATCAGTTGTTGCAGAAGATAAATCGTTTTGAAGATATCCACTGTATGAAAGTTTATTGTTCATATCTTGCATATCTGTCCAATTCCAAATGGTCCAGTAATTAGATGTTTCGAATGTAGGAAGAGAATCTACATGTTCAAACCATATTGGACTTGAGCCAGTAAATGTCCAACCAGTATAAACTCCATAATTATGAGAATAGAAATCTGAGATATCTGTTGTTTCATATGTTACACTTCCCGACAAATTAGCCCATGCATAAATTGCTTCTGTTGTACTTGATGAATACCATCCACAATTTTCAATATTATTTGTTCCAGGGTTTCCACCTTCTGAAATAAGTCCACCTGATTGTCCAACTGATGTTGCATCTCCAGCCGCAAAACAATTAATAATTTCATTATAATTTCCAGGCATTCTTCCAATTAATCCAGCGGAATTTGAAGTTGTTGTATGAACATTTACATTTGCATATGAATTAATAAAATTTGTATATGAAACAATTGTTCCAACAATACCACCAGCATATGACATTCCAGTTAATGATCCTTCACAATAACAATTTGAAATAGTAGTATCTGTCCCCATATATCCAGCAACTACTCCAACACCTTGAGCATGGATTGGAGTAAATATAACATCTTCAAATCCAACCTTTTCAATTGTTGCACCATCTAATTGTCTAAAGAATCCAAAATATCCATAACCAGAATCCCAAGTTGATCGTAAATTTGAAATTGTGTATCCTTGTCCACTGAATACTCCTGAAAAATAAGATGTTCCATTATAAATTGGAACCCAGCTATCTCCAAGTCCAACATAATCAGTTGTTGCTGAAGAAATATTGTTTTGTAAAACACATGTATAATCTAATTTATTACTTATATCAGCGAGATCAGTCCAATTATAAATGTTCCAAATTGCAGATCCAGAATCAGAAGCAAGAACAGGAGTTGAACCTGAAATTTCAAACCAAGTTGGAGAAGAACCAGTGAATGACCATCCAGTATAAACTGGATGATTGTGTGTATAAAAAACAGATGCATCTGATTCTTCATAATCAAGAGTATATCCAGTATCAGTTCCAATTGCATAATCTGGATTTCCAGAAAAATTATACCAGCCACAACCAGATATTTCTACATTTTCTCCACCAATTTGACCAGCAAATCCTCCATGAGCATATGTTGCATCAACAGAACCAATACAAAAACAATTAAAGATCTGATTTCCAGTTACATTTGATATATTTCCAACAAATCCACCAACACTACCAGATTCATTTCTCCCAAAAACATCAACACTAGAATAGCAATTTGAAATTTTTGTCCCCTGCCATACAAATCCAACAACACCACCAGTTTCAGTATAACCTGATAGCTTTCCAGTCACATAACAATTTTCAATTATTGAAGAAGAACTTGTTATACCAGCAATAGCCCCAGTTCTACTGTGCGTTGAAAGGAGACTAATATCTAAAATGGCTAAATTTTGAACTGTTCCACCATTTATATATTTAAATAAACCATTTTGATCTTCTGAAGATCCTGTCATAATTAAATCTGAAATACTATATCCAGATCCATTTAAACTTCCACCAAAAGCTCCACTTATTGGTTGCCAATTATCCCCTATACCAGAATATCCAGATGTAGAAGAATCAAGATCATTAACAAGATAATAATCTTCAGTTAAATTTCCACTTATTGATGCTAATTCAACCCAATTAGATATTGCTGTTGCCATTTATTAAACTCCGCTATAACTCATTGTGAAATGAAATTCATCAACAGAGGTTCCACCTGTTGCAGTTGTTGTTAACCAAACCATATTGCCAGCGGGAAGAGAAGTTGAAATGTCTGTGTGTTCAATTGAAGTTGTACTTGTTGATGTTCCACTTACTAATAATGTTCCTCCAGTATAATCAGATCTATCAGTTCCATATCTCAATTCCCAAGTAACAGAAGGAGAAGTTCCAACACAAACCGTATGGGCACTCACAGCAGTCATAACAACTGGATTATAATAAAGGGTCACATTTTCATCAGATCTGGTTGCTCTTAAAGTTGTAGCTTTTGTATCCCAAGTTATAGATTGGGATAAACCAACAGTTGAAGGTAAAGCTTCAACCCAATTTGAACCATCATATATTTTTAAAACACCCAAAAGATTTCTCCTATCCAGTTATAATTATTTGAGAAGGTCCAGATCCTTCATCTTGAGATTGATACGCTCCGATGTCTGTTCCAACTGTGGATCCAGATCCACCAAAATCAACTCCTGCATTTATACATTCACTATCCGAAGCTAAAGTATAATCTCCACCAACTTCATCGGTAAATCCTGGAGCAACGTCAACATTTAAATCTTTATATCTTTGCAATATATTTGAATATCCGCTAACTATTGAATCATTAATGTTATTTCCTTCAACATAATTAATTGGAATAATATATGACGAATTATAGGTATTATTATACACTCCCCAATCACAACCATAAACATTATTATTTAATCCAATACAAACAGCATCAGGTGCAATTTGTAATCCATAATATGTGGTCCCATCAACTCCATCTATCGTACAATTTGTTATTGGACCATTACCATTGTACATTGCATATAAATCCCCAACTGAAATACAGTATTCAATAGATCCTCGGCCGCAATAAAATCCATGTCCACCATTATTTTGAGATTTGCATCTTACAAAATAACCTTCATTTACTCTAACCCCATCGCCAGTATTTCCCGTAAAACTACATCCAATAAATGCAATATTATTATTTATTGAACTTACACCATAATTTCCATTATCAATAAAATCACAATTTTCAAAAGACATACGAGATTGGGCCCAAGCAGTTGTCATGGTTAAACCGTGATCTTGGGCACCTTTTAAAACCATATTTCTAAATGTGGTTCTAATATTAGAAGTTGTCGAATATGTTAGACAATTTGTATATGCAGACCCTTGTATTACAAATTTTCCATTATCACCTGGAGTTGTTGTATATCCCTCCCAAATATTATATGCATTGGAATCCCCATATGCACTGACATTTACAGTTTCATCATAATCTGTTCCACCCTTAATGTAAACATGATCGCCAGTAGAAAGACCACTTGCGGCATGAGAAATTGTTGCCCAAGCTTCAGTGGTTCCAGTTCCACTATTTCCATCGTCACCAGTTACATTGTCCACATAATAAGTTGCCATTTATATCAATCCTCTGTAAAAGTTACGCCAATTACTAATTTTGTTGGAGTTCCTGAAACTGAAACCCCTGAATAGTAAAGCCAATCATTTTCATCTAATGTGGCATTACTGAATGTTGTTGTTGCTGAAACAGCAGAATATGCAGTCTCATCACTTCCGAATATATTTGTTCCAGTTGTGAATGGAGCAGATTCAGGTCTTTCCTCTAAATTGAAAACACATGTTCCAGTATCCACCATATATGAAATTCTTGTTATTGTACAATTGAATGGAACTGTCATCAGAGGAAATTCATCCCCTGCAACCGGACTTGTTACATATAACATTTTTTTATGAGTTTGTTTTATTGAAGATCCAGTTGCAACTGCATCTGTATCATACCATAATTGACCAGTGACTGGTGAAGCTGGAAGTGTGGGAGTACCAGATTGAACAGCGGCTAAATATCGATTATCATGGTCTGAATTTTCTTCTGGGTTTGATTGTAAATCTGTCAGACCAGAGTGAGATGTTACAAGATTAAGTGTTTCCCCACTCCAAGCGTTGGCAGAATCTCTCCAAACCAGAACTTGACCGTCTGTTGAACCGCCAGATAGGATGCTTCCAGTGACGGAAGGATCATGAGTATGTGCCGCCGCTATATTAACCCATTCTGAACCATTATATATTTTTAAATTACCCATATTTTCCTTATCCTGCCATTACTATTCTGGTTCCTGAACCTTCGTCTTCTGATTGATGTGCCCCGATATCCATGCCGTTGCCAGATGTTCCAGATGCATCAGTTCCTGCGTTGCGAGCGGGGCTGGTTGTGTTCAGGCGGTAGTCTCCGTTTACTTCGTCTACGAAGTCGGGGGCACTAGTGATGTCGTAGCCCTGCTCCGATGAAGGCACGGTTGTGTTATAATCAGTGGTGTTGGAGTTGAGCAAATTGTTGCGGATCACGACCTCGTATGAACCAGGATTGGTGGTATCAATTCCTGTCGTGCAATCGTAGAAAATATTGTTCGCTATCAAAACGGGTGGTATTCCACCATATGTGATTCCGAAATCCGTATCCTGGGCATCGCCGTCGATAGTGTTGTTGACAAAGATGCCGCCACCCATATAGTTGCCAGAACCAGCATTAGACAACATTTTGCAGAACAGCACGTTCGTTGTCATAAAACCGTGATCACCATTATTCGACGCAACGCAAAACGCCACCCATGCTCTCGCCCCGCCAGTCTGAAACCCCCGACCCCCGTTTCCATCTGCACTACAGGCGTAAATTGCTGAGTCATATCCAATGAAAAACCCACCCACGGCGTTATTGTTGGCCTCGCAGTCCTGAAATAAAATTCTCTGTGTGTTGCAACCAGCACCTGTGTTCGTGGCCCTCTCAAAAATTCCGTTCCTTATTCGATAGTAAGCTTGACCGATGCCGGAAATGGTTAAACAATTTGGTCTTGAGCTTTCTGCATCAATCGTAAACTTGCCGCCGTCTCCCGTGGTTGAGCTGTAGCCCTCGACATCTATCCAGCCATTTGACGAACCAGCGGTGTCAATGGTCACGGTTTCAGTGTAGTCCGTCCCACCCTTGACCCAAATCTTGTGCGGGCCAGTGCCAGCAGTAGTTACCCAATTCATTGCCTGATCAATGGTCAGGAACCCATCGGCTTCCGAACTGCCGTCATCTGCTCCCCCAGTTGCTTGGTTGTTAACGTAGACTGTCGCCATTACTAAACCTCATCTATATCATTATTCGGAATCTCCACTGGAGTTGGATGATATTCATACACACCAGCATCTGTTTGTCTTCCATAAATTATATCGTGATAAATTGGGGTCACGATATCAACACCATCAAGTGTTAAAACATCCGAATCAGTCTGAACCTTAGTTCGTCTAATTGTTGTATTGCATTTAATCATTATGCTTCCAGCAGGAGGTTCGCAATTAACCAAATTACAATTTGTAAATATGCATGGTCCTTGACCAGTTAAAATTGGAACTCCAACCCAATCAGGATCATCAAAGACTGGCTCAGACTGAGAAAAATTACATCTTTCAAATTCGGTTTCTGATCCAACATCAGGATTTGGGTTCCTTGAAAAATTCTTATTTGAAATCATAAATCTACTCCAATCTTATCTGCTAATGAATTTATTTGTCTTGCCATATCAATAACCTCTTTAAAAATTGGATCGTTTTGATATAACTGAATTAATTGCTCTTTATTCATTCTATTCACAATTGGGGCATAATTAGTTCTGATCAATCCATAAATGGTTTGCAATTGTTCAAGATAATTTTGATATGCGGCACTTTGTGTATTAGTCGTATAAGCCATTATTTTAATCCTCCGTAAAGTTTATCCCGATCCATAATCCAGTTGGAGATGATGATACCGAACTCGCTGAAAAATGTAACCAAGTATTTGCTGATAAAGTTGCGTCTGCAAAAGATGTGCAAGCAGACATTGTTGTTGTTGCAGATTCGCTACTAGTAAATATATCGTTTCCAGCTACCCAAGGTGTTGTTTCTGATCTTTCTTGTAAATTAAATACACAAGTTCCAGAATCAACTACATGGGTTATTCTTGTTATTGTGCAATCAAAGGGAACAGACAATGCTGGGAAACTATTTCCAGAAACTGGATTTGAAACATATATTATTTTTTTATGATTTTGTTTTGCAATTGTTGCTGGAGCAGTTTCATCTGTATCATACCACAACATTCCAGAATATGGAGTAGGGGATGCAGGAGTTTCTGCTGAAAATACTGGAACATATCTTCCGTCATGATCTGTATTTTCTTCTGGACTTGTTTGAAGATCAGTTAAACCAGAGTGTGCTGTAACCAATGATAAGGTTTCACCAGACCATGCATTTGCCGAATCTCTCCAGACCAGT